AGTTCCTGTTCAACCTGTATATGGTGTAGAGAATCGTTATGACGATGTTATAGGATTCTTTAATGGTGATGGTACTCTTACACCAGAAGGTATTGAATGGGCTAAAAACCAAAAATTAAATGGTATTTCATTCGGAGATATTGTACTCTAATTTAAACTTTAAACAATTTTAAGACTATGTCACAACCTACATCTAAACGTCAAATCGCTGTAAGCGAAACCCTTAAAAATCTTATTGTAACAACTAATACTGAAGTTCGTAAACTTGAAGAAGAAATTAAAATTAAAAGTCAACAAGTAGTAAATTACGTAACTGGTGTTTGTATTAACGATGGTGTTGATCTTCAAAAAGAAGGTATTTACTTTAGCGAAGACTTTCAATCAATTCACGTTTACGACTTACCTGTTAAAGAAGAAAAAGCTGAAGAAGTAAAAACTGAAAAAACTTCTAAAGCTAAACGGTAAGTTTAACTTTAATTAATCATGCAAAGAAAGACTCAAGAAGAGGTCTGGAAAGAGTATGTACTTAGAACCCTGCGTCAGTTTAGGAGAATCCTTACTACGCAGGGTTCTCATATTGGAGAAGTAATTTCTACCGATGGTACTGATCTTATTTGGACTACAGCTTCAAGTGGATCATCATTACCAAATCAATCAGGTAATAATGGTAAATACTTGACAACTAACGGTAGCACTGCATCATGGGCTACCGTTACAATTCCTTCATTAACCTGGGGGTCTTTAACTGGAACGTTATCTAGTCAAACTGATTTACAAGCAGTTTTAGATTCTAAACAACCTGTTAATAGTGTTAATCAACAAACTATAACTACGGTTAACACTACTATTAATTTATCAAACGGTAACATTATTGAACTTACTTTACAATCAAATACTAATATTAATTTTACAGGTGGGGAACTAGGTACTTATGTTTTTAAATTAATTCAAGATAATGTTGGTGGTAGACTTATTACATCTTGGCCATCAACTGTAAAATGGTCTGGAGGTATTGCTCCAACACTTAGCACAACTGCAAATAAAATTGATATTATTACTTTAGTTAGAACTAGTGATAATTTTTATGGTGCTTACATGTTAAATTTTTAAACTATGATGGCACCATTACAATACAACCCACAAGTTTATATAAGTAGTATTAATGCTAATCTTAAAAATGGAGTTTTAGAAAGTCCTGAACAATTACATTACGATATTGAAAAAACTAAAAGTATTCTTAGTGGATTAAATCCAACTTTTTTAGTACCATCTGCTTATACTTATGTTAATTTACAATTATTAAATAATATTCGTACTTATGATATTACATTTTCAAGAAGTTCTGGCGGAGATTCAAGAATTAATAATCAAAATCAAATAGAACGATTACCATATATTATTAATAATAATGGTTATACATTATTAAATGGTACAACTGAAACTTCTAATTATACGTTAAGTCCTATAGGTATAACTAATGCTACTAGATTTTTTAACAACTCACAATATGTTTCTTTACGCCCAATATTTACAGGAGTTACCGGTAAATACTATACATTTTCTTTTTGGGTAAAATCAAACACTTCTGATACATATAATGTAACAAATTTAAATAGTAGTGTTTCTATAGGAACTGCTACAAATAATTGGAGTAAAGTATCATTTACAGTTTTATCTCAAAGTATAGCTTCTGAATTTAATATATATGTATATAGAGTAAATAATATATGTGATGTTTCAATATGGGGGCTTCAAATAAACGAAGGTACAATTCCTTTACCTACTTTACCTACTTTAGGTATTTCAAATAACGCACATTATCCTAGAATTAATTATATTAATAACAGGCCTGTTTTAAACATATTACCTCAAAGAACAAATTTTATATTAAATTCAGAAAATCCAGTTACACAAAATATTTCTGTAACAGCACAAGATTATACTATTTCTTTTTATGGTTCTGGAACTATAACATTAAGTGGAGTAGTATCTGCTACATTAAATGGTACTAATGATACTACTAGAACTGTATATTCATTTACACCTGGTTCAGGAACATTAACTTTAACTATTACAGGAACAGTTAAGTACGCTCAATTAGAAACTGGTTCTTATGTAACAAGTTATTTTTTATCAACAGGAACAGCAAATACAAGAATTTCTGATACTTTTAGTAAATCTAATATGGTTACAGATGGTATTATAGGGACTACTTCAGGATCTTTTTTTATACATATTGTTAATAATATTCCTATAAAAAGAACTTTAACTTTTAATTTTATTTTTGGATTAACTTCTGGACCTAATGTTGACGGTTCAGGTATTAAAATAAGACCTGGAGCATCTGATTCTACACAACAACGTTTAGGATTAACTTTTGAAAATGGAGCTTATACTACTTCAGCAAATGAAGTAAAAATTTTAGCTACCTGGAATGGAAGTGTAATGAATGTGTTTGAAAATGGCGTTAAAGTATATACAGATAATGCTATAACAATTACTAATTTTCAATATTTTTCAACGGTATCTCCAACATTACATCCTGTAAATATAGCTGGACTATGGTTTTTACCTAATGTATTATCAGATGCTCAATGCATAGAATTAACTAAAATATAAAAATAATGTTTAAAACATATTTAGTATCTTTAATCGCAACTTTAAAAAATTGGTTTGTGCTGCTAGCTAGTATAATTTCAGCGTTCTTTGCGCCTATAGGTGATTTATTGTATTTTGTTTCTTTAATAGTATTAGTAGATTTTGTCACTGGAGTTATTGCAGCTAAATACAGAAATCAAAAAAGAAAGTCTAGTAAAATGATGCGTAGTGTATATAAAATTGTATTTTATATGTCAGCATTAATTTTAGCTCAACTGTTTGACAATCAGTTTCAAAAATTGTTTCATCCCCATATGTTAGCTGTTTTAGTTGATACTGAGTCTTCATCATCATTATTGCAGTTTAAATTCCTTGCTGGATTATCTTTTGTAATTATAGTACGAGAATTAAAATCTATTGATGAAAACTGGGAATCTATTTTTAACTGGGGATTTGGTCAAACTATCAGTAATATATATGACAATGTTATGTCTATCGTTTCACTTATAAAAATTAAAAAATGAAATCATTTGCCATTAAAGTTCTTATCTCAGCATTGAAAATGTTTGACAATGCTATTGTTAGTAAAATCAATAGTGAATGGGTTAAGCGTATTGTAGTTCTTTCTATGAAACGTCTTACTCTGTTTGGTGAAGCTCTTGTTGATAATGATCCTAACAACAAAGAACAAATTGAACGTATTGCTCGTGAAACATTAGTATCTCCTGAGTTTAGAGATCTTCAAAAACAACTTACTGCAGAAATAGTATCTAAAATTCCTAATCCTAAAGTAGCTGCTTTACTTATTGCTACTGAAAATTTACGTGAACAATTCTTTGCTGTATTAGGTGATGATAATACTGCTAACGCTGAACAAATTAAAGACCTTTTTGAGTCTTATCTTAAATCAGAAGAGTTTGATACTTTAGCTATTAACTTTGCAGAATTACTTGCTGAAAAATATGCTAAAAATGAAATGGCGCGTGAATTTATTGTAAATATAGTTCAAAGTCTTGTAGACTCTGACGATAAATAAATTATTAGGGGAGGTTCCAATATGGAATACTCCCCTTTTTTATTATACTCAAATTAACAACTTACCAATGAATATTTCCGTATCTTTAGATTACGATCAGATTACATTTTCATCGACGTCATTAACTGGTTTTACAGCTACGTCAATGAAATTAAATTATAAAAAAACATGTAGCACTTTAAGTGCAGATATACCGTTAACATCTAAAATACCAACTATTAGTAATAATAGTCTCACATTAGCCGTAACAGATTTATTTCCTAACGATACTGTATTTCCTGATGGTGTATACTATTTTATACTTACTGTAGCAGGTACTAATTCAAATACTGTAGATGGTACACTTACATTAAGAGGTTGTATTTATATAGGTACAACATCAAGATGTAAAGCAGTACTTAAATATAATGAAACAAAAGATGAATTACTACCAATGTTAATTAAAGCACTTGATTTTGCTAATGAATGTGATTCATGTGACTGTTCTAAAATGTGTGACATTTATAACAGTTTAATTAGCAAATTAACAACTTCAACTTCAACTTCAAATTCTACTTCAAATGTGTATTCTCCCTGCGGATGTGACTAAAGTAAAGTGTTTATTCTTTAATAAACTATTAGATTTATTAGCTGATGGTTTATATGGAATTGAATGCGATTCAACAGCATCCTTAGATATGGTTAAAAATATAATTAACCATTATGATTTTGGATGTTTTTCGGATGACTTTATTCGTAACTTAGTTATTGATGAAGGATCTACCGTAACACTTTGTGTCAATAAAGATTACTTTACTGCTGCAGAAACGGATTAAAATTAATCTTTTATCTTTGCGGTAAACTTAACTTAAAATTATGACAAACATACAATCACTTACAGAATATCTACTTGCTAATGGTAAAACGCATAGTTGGCGTGAACTTGCCGAAAAGTTTCAAATTTATTCAGATCTTCCTGTTAATCGTATAACTAATAAAAAGAAAGCTGATTTTGTTAGAAGGTTATATGACAAATTACAACCTCCTCCAGGAGTATCAAATTTAATGGAAGAGTTTAAATCATTTGTTAAAACTAAAAATATAGCTGCTGATATACAACCATATCAAGGAGATCCTAATAATATATTAGTATTGGGAGATAGTCATATTCCTTACAATCATCCTGAATATTTTGAATTTGCAAGACATATTCAACGTAAATGGAATTGTGGTAAAATAATTCATATTGGAGATGTTCTTGATTTTCACGCTACTACATATCATCAACCACATCCTGATGCTTTATCACCTTATTACGAAATGGAACTTGCTAAAATTGAAATTGAAAAATGGAAAGCAGCGTTTCCCGAAATTGTTGTTACTACAGGAAATCATGATCGTCGAGTATCTCGTAAAATGTATGATAGTCAAATTAGTAGTCAATGGCAAAAATCTATAGCAGATGTATTAGAAGTTAATTGGCAATTTGTTAATGATTATGTATATAATAATATTTATTTTTGTCATGGTGAAGGAGTGACTGCAAGAGTAACTGCAGTACAAAAACAAATGTCTGCTGTTCAAGGACATCGTCATAGTGAAAGTTATATTGATTTTCCAGCTAAAGGTTTATTTGCTGTACAAACACCAATAGGTGTTAACAGAAATAGTTTAGCGTTTAATTATGGACGTATGGACCCTAGAGAATGGTTGATTGGTGTAACTGTAATACTTGATTCTAAAACACCTATAATTGAAAGATTATGATACTGGAATTGAATAACGGATTTAAACATATTGTATTTACAGAACATAATCATACATATGTAGATACAACTACAGGTGAACAAATCATATCAGTTACAACTTTACTTAAAAAATTAAAACCTGAATATAATTCAAAGTTTTGGAGTTTATATATAGCATTAAAACGTAATAATATTAAAGTAGCACCAAGATTTCCAGATCATATTTTAGTTGAAGGTAAATTATTTACACTTGACGATATTAATATTTTATATAAAGATTTAAACCCTTCAGTTGAAGATATAAAACAAGAGTGGGCAATAGCTAATTTAATAGGTACAACATTAGGTACATATTTACATAATAATATGGAATATAAGTTTTTACGTAAAAATATAGATCAATCGTTACCTGAATTTGTTACTGGATTAAATGTTAAAGATGCTGTTCGATATATTAAAGCAAGAGAAACATTAAATCAATTAGCAGATAATTTTTACAATGAATTTATTAAAATATATACACCTATTACTACAGAGTTTATTGTAGGCGATACAGACTTAAAAATAGCTGGTACATTTGATTTACTTGTATATAACAATGAAACTAATGAAATAGAATTATGGGATTACAAAACAGATAAAGAAATAAAGTTTAGTTCTGAATACGGTAATAAAATATCTGTTTTTAATATAGATGATTGTGAGTATAATAAATATAGTTTGCAACTATCTATATACAAATATTTAATTGAAAAAAATACTAATTTAAAAATAAGTAAATGTAATATAGCACATTTTTCATACAGAAAAGAAGAATTTGAAATAATTCCTGTTTTAGATTTAACCGAATCTGTAAAAGAATTTTTCAACAATGAACACAATAAATCAATATATTTCGGATCTACGACAGTTAATAAAAGAAAACGGTAGAGACGATAATATTTATACAGATCCTTTTTTATATTCTTTGTTAAATGGTGCAAGGAATATGCTTATTGAACAAACTTTTAATAAAATAAACCATATATCAGAATGGGAATGGCAACAATTTCCAGTTAAGCTGGTAAAAGATAAATCACATATGATTGGTTGTGTAACAGTGGGTTGTGATATTTTAAGATCAGAATATAAATTACCACGCCCACTGTTAACTAATTTAAAAAGTTTATTAACAGTAACTACATTTAGTTATCATACAATTGATTTTGGTACTGAACAAGATGTAGATTTAAATAAGTATAATGATTTTAAAGCTAATAAGCCAGTTGCTACTATTGTAAATGATTATTTGGTTATCTGGAATAATCTTAATCTTAAAATGGTATTAGTATCTGGTGTATGGGAAAACATAGTTCAATGGGCAGATATACCACAATGTGATGGTAATGGTGAATATGAACAAACACCGTGTTTTGATATTAAATCTTCACCATTTAAAATAAGTGAAACTATGAAATTACCTGTTTATAAAATTGTATTAGATCAATTAAATATTAGTTTTAAACTTAATGAAGATTTAACTAACGATTCTAATTCTGAAATTAGATCATAATGAAAAGAGACAAGATGATTACGGAAAAAGATATTTATTATTTTTATCCGTATAAAAAAAATCCTCCACTTACAGGTAAAACCGTACCACAACCATACGTCAAAAAAAATGATGTTTCAGATCATAAATATGCTATTACATATGACGTATGGTTGTCTATTATTAATGATTATATTGATGAAGTATCACAACTTTTATTTAAAGGTAAAATAGTAAAAACACCTAATTTCTTAGGTACATTTCAACTTAAAAAATATCAACTTAAAAAACTGGTACATTGGGGGAAAACTAGACAAGAAGGTAAAATGGTATATATACAAGATTCTGATTTATATAGGATTATTATAAAGTGGAATCGTAATTATAAAATATGTAAATTTAAAAATGCAGAACATTGGAAGATTAGAATGAACTCTGCGTTTGCTGCTAAAATATATCAAAAAAGTTTAGAAGATCCTGATTATCAGTATAGTATAATAGATGTATGACTAGATATACTTCAATTCGTTCAGCATTGAGGTTTATACCTCGCAATTTATATGATAGGTCTACAGATCTTGATTTTCTAACATGGATGTTAGATGGATTTAGACAATTAGACTTACCTGTTACTTATGATTCTAAAATTAAATTTATTGAAATTATTAATAATAGAGCAGAATTACCAAAAGATATAAAAGAAATAAAACTATTAACATACATGTTTAAAAATCCTAATCAAGAAGATGTAGATGATTTATCAGGTTGTATTACAAATCCTGTAGAAACTACAACAACAGAATCAGATACTAATAATATATGTCAATATACATTAGCATATAAACAGTTTTTAGATTCAAAATATTATAATAATAATTTCATGCCTTTACAATATAAAGGTAATTATGCTGATAGTATCTTGTGTACTAAATGCCCCAATAGATTTTCACCATGTCAAAATTACTTTTCGGTAGATAAAAATAATATACTACATACTAATATAAAAGATGGTTTTTTATGTGTAGATTATTTTACTGAAATGAAAGATGATACTGGTGATTTTTTAATTCCTGATCTTACAGAATTAAAACAATATTTAGCGTACTATGCTATGGCTAAACATTGGGAAGAAAGAGCTATGGTTAAAGAACAATCAGCAGATAGAATTGCTCAAGATATGTATATAAAAGCTGAAATATTCTTTAAAAAAATTCGGGGTATACTTATAATGAGAGGTATTAACCCGAACGATATTACAAATATGCAATTTGATGGATTTAATCAATGGATAAAAATACCTGAAAGATATGTCTTTGCTAGATAAACAATCAGCCACTCAATTACAAAATGGTTTAAATAAAGATTTAACATTTCAACGTGAAGGAGATGTTACTTATGCTTTAAACGCAATTCGAGATAGTCATGATGGTGGTAAGTATGATTATCAATCAGAACCAGGTAATGAATTTGCAGCAGTAATTCCTGGTAGTACTATAGTAGGTATAGTATATGGTCAAGATGACGAAGTATATTTATTTGCTACAGACGGTAATGATTGTACAATAGGTATATTTAGAAAAAATAAATATACAGAACATGTACGATCCAGCTTTTTTAATTGGAGTGTAGATAATCCTATTACAGGGCAATCACGAGTTAAAAATGGATGCGAGAGATTAGTATATTGGTGTGATGCTTTAAATAATGATTATTTTTATAATTTTGATAAACCTGAAGAATTTAAAACAGGTAATGCATTTGATGTAAACAAGTTTAAACTTGTACCATCTATACTTCCTATAAAAATGGATTTATTATCTGTTAATAATGGTGGTGGTTTATTACCATTAGGTTCTTATTATTTTCAAGCTGAAATACTTGATGAAAATCAAAATTCATTATACACAAGTGATGTATCACCTCAAGTAGTTATTTATGATAACTCGACGGCTGAAGATTACAATCGTATAAACGGCGGATTAAATATAGCTCAATATTCAGCAGAATCTGGGGGGGTACCATTAACTACTAAATCTATATCTTTAAAGTTTTATAATTTAAACCCGGCGTTTAAATTTATTAGAGTCAATGTATTTAGGAAAATTGCAGGTTCTAATCAATTAGATGGTCATACGGTAGCTGAATTAATATCTATTGGTAACGGTACAGTTAACTGGACGTATAGAGGTTTAAATACAGCGGCTGGAGATTTTCCTATTGATGTAAACGAAAAATTTATAGATAATGCTAGATATGATTCTGCTTATGTAATGGAACAAGTGCAAGGTAGATTATTAAGAGCTAACTTAAAACAAGATGTAAGGGATTATTCTGAATATCAAAACTATGTTAGTAAAATTACAGCTAAATGGGTAGCTAAAGAAGTTGAAGCTAATAATATAGAATCTGTAGGTAATCCTAAAAATCCTGAAACATATTGGGTAGGTCGTGGATTCCAAGGTGATGAAGTATATATGTTTGGTGTTCAGTTTGTACACAAAGATGGTTCTATATCACCAGTATTTCCATTAATAGGTAAAACAAGTATTCCAAGTGATACATTTTTATATACAGTAGTTGCTAATACAGTTACATTACCACAATTCAATGAAGTATGGTTATCTGATGTTGAACATTTAGGTTATCAAATAGGAAATCAAGTACCATCATGGAAATTTAAAAATGGAGCTATTATCACATCATCTCAAACAGTAACACATCCTTATTCTTACGAAGGTGATTTTGGTTTTTATGAAACTGAAGAAACATATCCTGATATTCGAGATTGTAATAATAATTTAATATGGGGTACTGATGCAGATGATAATGTTATTACAACATCTACTAAAGTTAGATTGTTTCAATTTCCTGATAGACGTATTGTAAGTCATACAAGTATAGACGCTAAATATTTAATACCATTAGGTGTAAAATTTAGTGATATAACATATCCTAACAGTGATGTTGTAGGTCATAAATTTGTTTATGCAGAACGTACAGAATTTGATAAGACTGTAGTAGATTCTGGATGGGCAGTTAAACCAGAAGTATTAGAAATTGGTATTAAATTAGGTCAATATAGAGTAGGTGGTTCAGCAGAATTTACAAAAGCTGACCCTTTTAAAAATAGTACTATTGATAGTACTTTTTTACGATACATATCTTCTAACGTATTATATAAACAAAGATTAGGAGCATTTGATTATTATAAATTAAATCGTGCTCATAGATTTGATTCTGGGTTAATATCTACTAACGGTGATTTAGATTATGCAAGAACACCATTAAAAGATGGTGGGTTCTTAGCATCTGTTATTATGTATATGAAACAAACCAATCATGTACTTACAAGTAGATTAAATCATAAACAATTACAATCTATATTAGTAAAACCAAATACTATAACAGAAGCTCAAGGATACTTTCCTAAAATACTTGGTGAAGATTTATATACAGGTGATAGTGTTTCTAAAATAAACTATACTTTAGAAAACTCTATTTTACCAGCTCAAATTACAGATGATTGGCATCTTGGAAATAATACTCAATATGCAGTTAATAACTTTTATGCTTATAAGAAAGCTTTAGTTAACCCATACTCTAATTTTTTAGTTCGTAAGTATAAATCAATTCATCATAATTATACTACAAGTGTATTTGCGCAAGATAATGTTTATTATGGTGGTGATACTTTAATTACTGAAAATGCTAATTTTAGAGTAGCTTTTTTTTATAGGACTGCTCAAACTGCTGGTAGTTATATAATGACACCTCTATTTTGTCATCATTATGAAGAACATGATATTAATACAGCATTACGTCATGAAGGTACTGGTGAAAACTTTAAGTATTTTAAAATGGGTGATACTGATGAAATTAATTATAATAGGTTAACTTATTATGATGGTACAGATAGAGTATTAAATCAACGCAATAATATACAAACACTAAATGTAGAAACTGAATACTATGCTTATAATGATGATTATACAGTTGATAATGTAGAAAAAAGTAAAGTACCAATACCATCTTCATTTGATTATTGCTCAGATTGTTTATATAACTATCCTAACAGAATTATATTTAGTCCTAAATCATTTGATGAAGAAGCGTATGATTTATATCGAATATCAAAAATAAACGATTATATAGATATACCTGCTAGTAAAGGTAAAATAACAGGATTAAAATATATTAATAATTATTTATTAGTACATACTGAAAATGGATTATTTATATTACAACCTAATCCTCAATCATTTGTTACTGATATTAATAATGTATATATTAGTACAGGAGATTTCTTAGGAATACCTCCACAAGAAATAAACGAAAATGATTCTGGTTATGCTGGCATGCAAACTAAACTTGATTGTGTTAGTACACCATACGGACATATTTGGGTAGATCAAAAACGCGGTCAAATATTTAACTTTAATACTAAAATAGAAGAACTTACTAATCCTGCAAGTGGAATGTCATCTTGGTTTAAACACGAATTACCATCTAAATTAGATGCTGAATTTTATAGAGTTCATGGCATTCCGTATCCATATCATTCAGTTTATAATGGTCAATTAGGTATAGGATTAAATCTTGTTTATGATCCTAGATATAAACGATTGTTAATTACCAAAACTGATTATGGATTTAGATCTATTGGCTATCAAGGATTTAAAACAAAAGCACAATTTGATGCTGAGTATCAAGGTATATATTTTGATTTTGAAGAAGAAAAATTTAAATACAGACAATCATCTGATGTAGTATCTAGTTATTTATATGGTGTTTATCCTATAGTTAATGAATCATGGAATTTATCATTTTCATTTGAAACTAATTCATGGGCATCATTTCATTCATATATTCCCAGAGTTTCTTTTTTTGACAGTACCCATTATTATACTTTTGAAAATAGTTTAACTGAAAGTATTGATAGTATGATATTTAATACAATATGGCGACATAGACATATTAGTAATTATCAAAAGTATTATGATATTAAACATCAATTTGCAGTTGAATGGCAAGTATATAAACCAACTACTGAACAATTATCAACTGTACATTATGTAGGTAATACTTGGGTATGGGATGAAGTAAACTTTCAATGGATACCTTTAAATCGTACATTTGATTATGGTTTATTTTATAGTATTGATCAAAGTACTGGTAAAATACCATTAACTTTAATAGATCAAAATCAAAATCCATATCAAAATGTAAGTTTTAACAATTCTTCAAAATATGTAATTCGCACAGATGATAATTATAAAATATCTGGTTTATATGATATGTCTACAGGAACTCCTGTCACAATTAAACTTAAATCAAATGCTAGAACTTTTTGGGATGATATAAATGATTCAAATATAGATTTTACTAAAAGTAGTTATAACACCCAATTATTAAAAGGTAAAGTTGTAAACTGTAGATTATACTTTTATAACTATGATGTAGACGCTAAAAAAGTTATCAATATAGTTCAAACAAATAAACTTCAATCAATACGATGAAAAAGCAAGAAGCAAATTTAAAAAAAGCTTTGCAATCTTTATGGGCAGAACCTACTGCAGATGTATATCCTAAAAAATATAGTACTGGTGGTCAGATTCTTTCCACAATGGCTTCATTAATTCCTGGATATGGTGCTGTTATATCACCACTTATCTCAATAGCAGATCAGTATCGAGATAAAACAATAGCTGATAAAAAAGCTAAACAAGATATGTTAAATTCAAGACCTGTTCAAATGAATACTGATATATATGGTCAAATGGCATCAGGTGGTTATACTACATCTAAATTTAAACAATATCGTACTGGTGGTCATGCTAGTGGTAACGATCAATTAATTTCTGAAAATGGTGTGCCATCTAATAATAATGCAGTCGCTTCTGTACAGAATAATGAAAATGCTTATACTAATAATAAACAAACTTACATTTATTCTGATGTATTAGTTAATCCTGAAACTGGAAATACATTTAATGTAGATTCTGCAAAAGCTGTTAAAAAATATAAATATGCTGATACAGATCCTGAACAAAAACGTGCATTAGATTTTACAATGAATAGGTTGTCAATGTTAAATGATACTATGCGTAATATGAAAGATTCTGTTCAAAAAGCATTTGGTGGTCCACCGGATCCTGGTAAATCATTAATACCTACAGCTAAAATTAGTCAAGAAAGTATTTATTATCCTATTAATATTTTTGAAAAACCTCGTGATACAACTGATCGATTGATTAGTACAATGCCTTTAGGTATAGATCCTAATGGTCTTCCATATCCTAGTATGGATGCTGATCCTAGATCTTCTTTACCTAAAACAAAATCAATAGATGAAGTAATAGCTATAGCCGCTAGTGGTACAACAAATGTTGGAGGTTGGGATGGTTCTGGTTCTAAATTCAAATCTAAAGAACGATTCAGAGAAAAAGCTGGCGGAGGACTTACTAGTGAAGATAGAGGTTCTGATAAAAAACCATATCCTTCAGTAGCATCTAATAATTTTGCTGGAGGTAATAGGTCTTATCCTATACCAACTAAAGCAGATGCTATCGACGCTCTTAGGTTAGCTGGATTACATGGTAGGAGTGATGTACGTGCTAATGTATATGAAAAATATCCTGAACTTAAAAAAGCGTATGGTGGCAATCCATTATCTAAAATGACTAATATGGCAACAACATCTGTTGCCGATGCGTTAGCTTTTCAAGGTCAACATAACCCTGATACTCCATTACAAGAAGCACTTGATAAAGCTGATTTATATTATCATAGTACAGATTTTAATTTATTTTCTAACGGAGAAAGAGGTTGGCAAATCCCACCTGGTATATCAACATTTCCATTAATACAACCTTGGTCAAACGTAATAACATATGGTTCAGATAATAATCAATATAAATATCAGCCTCCAGCAACGCCTTCAGCAACACAACCTGCAACACCAGTAGCAAATGTTACAACTCCAACAGTAGCTCCAACAACAAGTACAAAGACACCTGTTCTTAGTAAATCAGCTATGCCAAAATATGACGAGATATCTCCTGAAGATGCATTAAATGTAGATTTAACTAAAGAGCTAGGTTATGCTACAGTATTAGATAATCCTGTATCTGATAGATCTATTACAATGGATGAACGAGCAGGTATGGTAACTAATCCATATAAAAATGATAATGCTAAAGTTAACACGCCTTATACAGCACCGCCGGATAAAAAAAATCCGTTTAATTACAATGCTGTAGCTATGGGTTTAAAAGCTGTAGCATTAGGTAAATCAGTAGCAGATGCTTTAGAAAAACCTGTTGTAGAAAAACCAATGTTTACAGATTATAATGCTTCTGATAGACAAATGTATGGTACTAATGTAGATTATACTCAAGCACGTCAAGATGCTATGGCAGCATCTAATTTAGCAGCTAATGTTAATAGAGCAGCTTCTTCAGGGTTTAATCAATATCAAGGAAGAATGCAATCTACATATGGCAACTTGGCAGATCAATTAGGTCAAATTAGTATGAATGAAAATCTGCAACGTAATCAACAAGCAATGCAACGTGGACAATATGAAACTGCTAAAGCAATAGATGTTAAAAATACTATGTATCAAAATAGGATTGATAACATGCAAAATATGGCTAATGCTAAACTTGCAGATCAAAAGTTATTTTCTGAACTTAGTCAAATTGGTACAGAGTTTAATCAATATCAAGGTTATAAAGAAATGTTGCAGAATAATAAAGAACTTAGTCAAGCAACTATTAATCAAGGTTTAGCTTTGATTGGTTCCAATTATGCTAATTTTGGATTTACAAAAGATTTTATAGATAAAATTAAAAGTGGTCAAGCTACTCAAAACGAATTAATTCAGTTTATAGCAACTACTGATAAAGTTAAACAAAATCAATCTGGATAATTATGGCTATAAGTAGATTTGATAAATTTACACCACGCGATTATAATATGGAGTGGTACATGCCAAAAGAGTTCATACCGGACTTTGAAGCATGGAATACAATGTTAGCTGGTAAACAATCTAAATATGATACTGCTGTTGCACTATCTCAAAAGTTACCTAAACATTTAGCACATCGTGTAGACCTAGCTGGTCAATATAAACAAAAAACTGATCAAGCTATTAATGATATTTCATCAGCTTATACTAAAGATATTTCTGCAGGAGATAGAATGCTTCGTGATTATGGGTTAAATATGAATCGAGATTGGCAAGCTGGAGGTTTGGCATATGAGTTAGAACAAGAAGCTGCTGAGTATGCTAAAGCTCAAGAAGAAATATCAAAATATTATAAAGACGCTAAAGCTGAACATAGTGCTAATAAAAACTTGGCAATGTATAAATTGCAAGAAGCTGCTAAAAAAGATTTTGGTTACGATCCTAATACAGGATTATATACACGAGCAAGTATTTCAGCAGATACTACATCATTTGTAGATATTATGGAAGAAGCTCAGAAAGTTATAAAAGAAATTAAAGATTCCGGTAATACAACTATTACAAATTTAAGTCCTGCATGGTTATTGAAAATTAAACAAGAAGGTGTAAGTCCAGAAACTATTAAAGGTGTTGCTCAAGAATTATTAAAACAACCAAAGTATGCTCAACAATTAGCTATTGAACAATGGGATAAAAAACGTAGATATACACCGGACCAGTTAACTGAAATGGAAACTAATTATAGAAAAAATGCTAATGATCAATTAACGACAGAAGGTGATGAGTTACTTAAAACTACAAAGAATAAAAAAGATGCTATAGCTATTCAAGAGATGTTAACTAAAGAAGGTTTTTATACAGCTACTATTGATGGTAAATTTGGAAATCAAAGTAAAAAAGCTTTTAACGAATGGCTACAAAGTAAACGTGATAGTATTAATGAAGTAGATGCTGATACTATTATTAGTAAACAATTAATTAATAGTTACGTAGATCCTTTAGTTAAGACATATACTAGAATGAACATAGATAAAACTCCTATATTTAATAAACAATGGGGAGTTGAAAGACAGATTCAAGGTCAAGCTCAAAACAATGCTATATTTGCACAAACACTAATGCGTCCTGAACCTGGTGAATATTTGGTAAGTCCCGGTGCTGCAAGACCTATGGATAAAATAGATAAAATGACAGCTACTGCAAAAACTACTTATGAAGATGCTAAAAAAACATTTAATATGGTAGTTAGTAAATCTCCTATAGCCGGTCAAAATTATGCTCCTCATGAAATTAATATGATTACAATGGCTAGAATGGAATCTAAAACTCCTCAAGAATTTCAAAGTAAATTAGCATCGTACGGAGTTATGGTTCCAAATGTTCAAGCAACATATGATTGGTATTCAAGTCCTGAAGCTGTAAATTTAAATACTGCTTATAAAGCAATGTCTTCTGCAGGACATCAGTTACAAACTTATACTAACTCTCAAGAAGCAATGTTAAATCAGTTTATTAAAACTGAAGAAGGTAAAAAATATTTTAATAATTTAAAAAAGAAAAAAGATTTTAGTACACTTAGTGATGCAGATCTTATTAAAATGATTGCTACAAATAATTTAAAAGCAAATGATAATACAGGTGGTGTAAGATATATTGCTACACCTTCTGGTATGATACCAACTCAAAGTGATATATCAGGCGCAGTAAGTGATTTAAAAAGAGGAATTGATAAATGGGTGCAAAACAATCCCGATGCGTTACCTGTATCTTTACGTGGGTATGCTATAACTGCAACTAAAGGTGTAGGTGCAACATTAACTAAAGATATTATAACAGATTTACAATCAGGTAATACTGCAGGATATTCTTACGGAGATATGCCGTTACAATTTACAACTGCTGATGGTAAAAAAATAAATACTTCTGATTTAGATGCTAATAGTTTAAATGTTAGAATAACTAGTGATGCTAAAGGTGTAACATATTATATCAGTGGTAAAGATAATGATAAAAATTCTGTTACAGGTGTTGCAACTGCACCAGTTCAACATAATGGTAGACTAGCCAATATTTCAAAAGATATGTTATTAAATGCTAAACAAACTGGAGATAAGTATTTAGAAAACTTAGCGGCTCAAATTTATAATAATACTAAAGGTGATAATGCTTCAAGATATGCTTCAGAAAATATGTTAATACTTGATAATAAAAATTCAGGTAGTTTAAATGAAGTTATCAACCCTGCTGTTAAAGATCGAATAGTTACGTTTGGAGGAAATCCAAATGTAAAAGGTCGTAAGGTTGGTGGTGAGATAAGTATGAATGGTGAAACTTTTCAAAAATATAAAATTAAAAATGAAGTTGGTAAAGATGTATTTATGATGACGCGTCAAGTTGCAGATAAAAATGGTAATATATATTACGCACCTATATTAAATGAAAGTGGAGGTTTGTATTATGATAACTCTTCTGATGCAGAAATGCCATTAATAAAAAGTGAAATGATGAGTCAATTAAATGTTGAATATAAAACTGGTAGTTTTAAAACACCAAATATGACTGAACAACAAGCTGCAGCTTTATTAGCGCATATGAATTCAAATGATATTCTTAACCAAAATGATTAATATATGGCTAAAGTAGTAGGTACTGCTGCAGGAACATCTTATGATCCATTAGCAGCTTCACAACAAGAATTACAAAATTTAGGGTTAGCTCCTACAAAACATAATACTGAATTTTCATTGACATCTGAAACAACAGGTTTAAATGAATTTAATAATATTGATTTAGGTCAATACGATAAACCACCATCTTTATATAGTAACGATGCTCAAGCGTCTAGTATATTAAATGAAATGCGTGCTCAAAATCAAGGTGCTGGAGAACAATTTTTAAAAGGTGTAGGTCGTGTTGCAAGTACAGCAATAACAGAATTATTTAAAGTTCCTGGTTATTTAGGTGGAGCTTTAGGCTCTAGTTTAATGGAAGGAGACTTTATTGAAAATACTGTAGATAATGCTTGGGTAAATGCTTTTCAAAGTTTAGATGAAAACATTAAAGAAAGTATTCCAATATATCTTACAAAAGAAGTTGAAGAAGGTGGTATAGGTAGAAAGCTTATGTCATCTGCATGGTGGTCTACTACTGGTGCAGACGGGATAGGCTTTTTACTATCCATGTATGCTCCGGGTAAAGTAATTGGTGCTTTAGGATCAGGATTAAAATTAGCTAGAGGTGTTGAAGCCATTGCTAATAGTTCTAAACTAGGATCTAAACTTGCAAGACTTTCTGGATTAGTAGATAATGCTGCAACATTTACAGAACAAGGTTTAAAAGTAACTGGTAAAGGTGTAGGTAAATTAGAATCGTTAGCTACTGTAGCTACTAATACTTTTGTAGAATCTGCTGCTGAAGCTGCTAATACATTTGATAATGTAAAAGAAGCTTACATGCGCAACAATCCTAATGCTACTGAAGAAGAAGCTAAGAAAGTTGCTGGAGATCAAGCTGCTGCTGTAATGAAAGCAAATATTGCAGTATTAGCAATATCTAATTATTTTGATGAACTTACTTTATTTAACGGATTTGGTAAAGGAGATGCAGCTATTAAAAATAGTATATTTGGTAAACTTACTAAAGATGGTATAATTGATTTTACAGATTTGAGTAAGATTGAAAAATACGGATTTAGACAATGGGCATCTAAAGAATTACCAGCTAAAGTAGCAGCATCTTTTGCTAAAGAAGGTTTCTTTGAAGAAGGACTTCAAACTAAAATTCAACAACATTATGAAAAGAAAGCTGCTGGAGAAACTAGTGAAAATTTCTTTGATGATGTAATTGGTAATTATTTCCATTCTTTATTAAGTGATATTGAAATGCAAGAAGCAGTTGTTCTTGGGGGTATACTTGGAGGAGGTGCTGGTGTTATAGGTTCTTATTCAGATATGAAAAATACTGAGAGATTTCTCAGAGGTGGTGAAGCTTATACACCTAACTTCTTTGGTAAAATGTTAGGTCGTAAACCTAGAGAAGCTACAAAAGGATTTTTAGATTTAGCTAATGAAAACTTTATACAATCCACAAGAAGTTTAAAAGATATAGCTGAACTTGAAGATGATGGCAGGATTAAATTTCAAACTAAACAAAAAGAAATAATAGATCCTGTTACTGGTAAAACAGTAATTCAAGATGTTCAAGTACCAGTAATTAATCAAGATAAACTTAAAAACTTAATGGAAGAGAAAAGTAGTATGTTACAATTAGTAACTCTACATAGTATTCTTTCACAAGCTGGTGAAGTTGAACAAGCTGAAGTATATAAACAATTAATTGACTACGCAAGATTTACACCGTTTATTCAACAAGAAGGTGGGTATGAAGTATTAGAAGCTTTTATTAAATCAGGTAAATTAACTGAATTAGAAGCTAATCAAATATTAGAAAATGAAAATAGAACAATAACTGATGCTGAAAAACAAGATATAACTAATGGTATGTTAAAGCAAGCTAAGTTATTTAAAGATGTTTATGATGAAGTTAACAGAACATTTATTCCTGAAAAGTATGTTAAACCTGATGATAAAGAACAATATAATGCCTGGAAACAAACTGCATTTAATCGTAAACTACAAAACTTGTTAGCGTCAAAGAACTTGACACAACAAATGTTTAATATTAAAAATAAGTATGGAGATTTTGAATTAACAGAAGATGATTATAATACATTAACTCCAGACGAAGCTTTAAATAAAAAACGTTCTAAAGATGTTTATGATAATCTTGCTAAACAATGGCAAGATGCTAAAGAAACTTATTTAAAACTTTCTGATGCAAATGGTTTACGAAATGATTACGAAGAATTTAAAAAAGAGAAAGAAGAAGAGTTAACAAAAGTAGGTAAAGAGTTAAAAGACTCTACACAAGAAGCTTTAGATGATAATACAGCTACAAGTAAATTTAAAGAAACGCTTCAATATTCTGGTTATAATGTAACAGATTCTACTAATGGTTTTAATGCTGCTGGCTTAGATGGTAATCAAATTGTACTAGAAAGAAATAGCGATAATAAAAATGTTATATTAACACCTATTAATAATAATGGTGTTATTGATTATGTGATGGTAAATGATGACGGCACATCAACATTAGTAACTAAAAATGGTATATTTAGTAAATCATTTTTAGATAGCATGTCTGTTGTAATTGCAGATAATGCTAAAGAACAAATAGAAAAAGCTAAAATACAACAGTTAAAAAATGAAAAACTTAGGACATTAGAACTGTTACAAGAATTTCAAAAACAAAATTACAAAGAAGGTAAAGAAAGATTACAAGAATTAGATAAATTGTTTGCTAGTACTTATGAAGAAATTTCAAAATATAACGATCAGTTAAACGATGCTGTAAATGGTGTTAATGCAAGAAAAGCTGGAAATAGTACCGCTACTAATCAAGCAGTAGATAGAGCAGTAATTGAAGGACTTCTTAATCAAGCTTTTGAACGATATAATGCTTTAAATAATGAAAGACAATTTTTAGTTACTACATTAGCTAATATTACAAAACTTACAGTAGAATATGAAAATATTGCAAATAACATTCGTGAAAATCCTGAATACGATTTAGAAAAAGAATTAAAAGATATAACTAAAAATATTGAAGAGTTTACAAAAGACGGTAAAGAATTATTAGATGGGATTAATCTTATTGAAACACAAACAGAAGCTCTTGAAAAACATATTGGTTTTTTAAATTTTACCTTAGATGCTTTTAAGGGTTTTTCAGGATTAATGAAAGTTAACCGTAAAGAATGGAAAAAAGCTTTTGCAGAAATATCTAAAATTATTCAAGATAAAACTATACTTGAAGATCTTTCAATGGTTAAAAATCAAATTGATAAAAATAGAAATAATGTTTCAATATATAATAAATATAGTAAAATAATAACAGATATTAATACTTTAAATCCTGATTTATTACCTTTATTTATTAATAAGTTAAAAGAATATGAAATATCAGATGACGAATTAATTAACACATATGGTTTAGGTGCTGAAACATTAGATTTAATTAACAATAAAATTTTATTATCAAATCAAAGAGTAATAGAATTACGTCAAGCATTAACTAAACTTTTAAATACTAATTTTACAGATCTTAAAGAATATATTGCATTAGCATCATTAGTTTCACAAAAGTTATTTACTTTATATTACAATGCAGAACATGATTTTATAAGCAATAGTATTGATAGATCTCAACAAGCTCCATTAATTAGTACTGAAGTTAATATTGTACCAGATGTAAATGATATATTTGCGCAAGGTAATTTACCTGAAACTATGTATAGTACTACAGGAGTATCTGTTAAATATGATGACAATGGTAATGACCAAATTACTGCAGAAGGTTTTCCAGCGTTAACTGATTTTAAACATCAACGAAATTGGTTTTATACTATTGATAAATTAGCTAATAGTATTACTGATTATCAATTAAAAGTTGTAAAAGCTGTTTGGGATAGTAATGATGAAATTCAAAGAGTACTTCAAGAAAATAATCCTAATCCACAAAATAGAGGCGATAATGATTTATTTGTAGTACTAGTAGATAAAGACGGTAAATATGTACGTATTGATGATGATAATAATATAGGTGATAAAGGAAGTCCTGTATTTACATCTATCAGCAGGCCTGAAAGAATGTTTCCTCCAGGTAGTAAAGCTAAGGTACAAACTAGATATTTATTAAATTTTTATTTAAAATCTAAAGGTGTTAATCGTATTAGATATGATTCAGATTTAGCTGATAAAGCCGTTAATGTACAATTATCTGAAATATTTAATTCTGCAGAATTAAAACAGTTAGGTTTAGATGTTGATAATACTTTAAATGATTTATTAAATGCATCTATTATACTAGCTGAAAAAACTTATAAAGATCAGTATGAAACATATAGTAAAAAACAACCTACTTTACAAATTCAAGGTATAAGTAAAGGATATCGTGTTTATCAACTTGATGAAAACGGTGTAAAAAAACAATTTAAACCTTTAGATAATATTTCAGAAATATCTTTAAAGTCTGATAATTTTACATCTGGTCAATTACAAGGAGGTAGATTAGCAATAGCTACAGAAGCTTCTGTAAAAGGCCCAAATAACACTCGTATAAAATTACCTCCGGGTACAGTTTATTTAACGTTAACTAATAATGAAGTTATACCATTAACTCAACGTAAAATAAATGATAATGAAGCTAAAGTAATAATGTATTTATTATCTCAATCTGCTGGTAAATCTTTAAAAGAATTTAAAGTAGATATAAAAAATTCAGATGGCTCCGATTTTAATTACACTATTGGTACTAATACACTAAGTTCTCCATTTAATGTATTTTATACTAAAGCATTTAATGCACCTTCATTTTCATTATTAAATACATTTATACATTACGGATTAAAACCTAAAGGTCAATCACCTAATGGTCAATTATATATTAATTCGAATAAAATATATTATACTACTTTTGCAGGAGAAAATAAAGTTTTAGAAATTAGTGATTTAACTAAAGCATTAACTTTAGACAATCCTCAAGAATTTAATTCAGATGTACAAGAGTTTTATGACTTTTTATTAAGTAAAAATTTTAACATTGATTCTTCACTTTTAAACAATAACGGTAAGTTTGCTTACCCAACTTATACAAAAAATGGTTTATCTTTTGACACTTCTCAAACGTATTATTCCTTTCTTTTTGACAACGTTGTTACCACAACTATTACAAAGAAAGAAGGATACCCAAATAGACTCCAAAGAAACCTTAGTTTCGGAAACCAATCCAACCAAAATAAAAATCGTAGTAAAAAACCGGCGGCAAGTGCGCAAACAAACCCGACAACAAAACAAGCGCCAACGCCCCCTGTAATATCTGTAGAAAATCAACCAACGTCTTTAGAAGGTAGTAAACCTGTTGATAAGAAAGCTGATATAAAAAAAGATAGATATTATAATAGTCCAGCTAACCGAATGGTTAGAGTACAAAAAGAATCTCAAAATACTAATGTAACTCAAGAAGAAATAGATGAAATAGAAGCTGTTATAGAAAAGGCTAAAGAACTTGGATGGGATAAAAATAGATTGTTTACACAGCTTTCAAAAATGGGTTATAGTTATGCGTTGGGAGTAAATCCTGAAGCTTTTAGAAACTATCTTGAAGATAGACTTTCTGGTAAGACAAATATTAAAGTAACTTCCGAGTATAACTTTTTTGAACAACTTGATGCAGAACTAGCTGCTTTAGAAAATAGTACATCTCAATCTCAACCTGTAACATCTGTAGTAAATAAACCGTTAACAGATGAATCAACAATTGATATTCATATTAATGGTTTGTTTTATGGCGGATTTATGCCCGATAATGCTTATAGATTTAAAGGATCTAGTGTAACATCTGCTGAAAAAATTCAAGCTAATGTAAACAGAGATTTAAGATCTCATTTTAGTTTTCAAAATTTTAATGGACCACCAGCTAAAAAAAATGCTCAAGTAGATGAAGATGGTTTTATAATTGATATTATAGATGATAATTTTACAATGTATACTTATGGTTTAAGAGGAGTCGATGCTGTTGATCGCGATGGTTATTTTAGCGTTAGTATAACTATTCCTAATACAATACCTGTTGCAACAGTTAAAAATGTAATGAAAAATACAATTGATGGTTTTGCTAAAGAAATGATTTTAAAGTATATACCAGATTTATCAAGAGATATGAATATAGGGTTAAGCGCTTTAAATTTAGCAAAACAAGTTACTAAAAAAGAATTTAATGATTTATTAGAAACTGTTAAAACTAATTTTACAACAGTTACTACAAATGAATCTTTATCTCAGCAAAATGTTGCAACAAAACCTAAATCAAAAAAATTAACACCTGCTGAAATTAAAGCTAATTTAAAATCAATTAATGAATCAAGTGCTCCAATAATAAGTAAAAAGCCAACTAAAATTAATAAAACTATAGATCCAGAAGTATTACTAGAGAGATACGTAAACAATAACATAATTCAAAAGAATTGTAAATGAGTTGTACCTACATATACAACGGTAGAGAATATAGTCGCACAGGGGTCTTGAGAGCATTATCTCAAGGCCCTTCGGCTATGTCAAAATCCGCAATGGATTTTTTAACAACTAAACTTGGGATGTCGCCATCTGAAGTAGAAGTTGTAACAGGACTTATTGATAATAAAGCTTTAGGTCAATTTACTGAAGACGGTCGTATTCTTTTAAGTACTATGGCTGACGATTCTGTAGCTTATCATGAAGCTTTTCACAGAGTATTTAGAATGTATTTAACTCCTGAAGAAAGAGAATCTTATTATAAAGAATTTAGAAAAAAATCTAATTATAAACAATTGTTAGATAAGTATCGTAAAGATTACGGTAACAATGAAGAAGAATTAATTGAAGAGTATTTTGCAGATGAATTTGCAGATTATGTATTAAATAACGGTAATGTTAAAGTAGATCCTGAAGCTAAATCTTTATTTGAAAAATTAATAATGTTTTTAAAAAAATTATTTGGTTTAAATAAAAAAGATGTTCGCAAATTATATTCTCAAATCGAACGTGGAGATTTTGCAAGAAAGTATAATAAATATGATTATGTCAAACCTGCTTATAAAGTAGTAATTGATAATCAAGAATTTGACTACATTCAGAAAAATGATTTTGTAGAATTTGCATCTTCGATTTTTGTTGAAAGTTTAATTAATCAAGATAGTATTTATGGATTAATTAATAATAACTTTTCAAAAGATAGTATTAAATCATTATTAGATTATTCTGTAAATACAGCTTTACAATTTATTCAAAATGATGATTTATTAACTGCTATTTACAATGATTACAATAGTGCTGATAGTTATATATTAGATCAAATTCAAGGTCATCTTAGTGGATTAATAGGTAAGATAAATATTAAAACAACAGCTAAAGTTAGCGATGAAATAGATGTATTAGATATAGTTGCTGATAATATTGCTGAACAAGAAGGTGACGTAAATACAGAATTAGGTAGAGCTAATGACGATGCTAATAATGAATTTACAAGATCTGTTGAAATAGATATTAGATTATCTATGTCAAGAGCAGTTAAGTTGTTATTGTCAACATTAGATACAAATGAAACATCTTCAATAGGAACTTTTAGAAAATTAAAATGGTCACAAGCATTTAATAAATTATCTCAAGAATTATCAGGAGTTCCTTCTCAAGACTTAATTAAACATTTAAGTACATTACAGTATCCTTGGGTAAATGATTTAGTAAATCAATTAGGAGGTGTTGAAATAGATTCTAATATATCAGATGATGTTTTAAGATTAAGAAATGATTTTATTAAAACTTTTAATCTTACTACTACTACATACTTAATGTCTGAAATTACTTCAGATAATATTAAATTATTTGACGCTAACCAAAACACATATCAGAAAAGAAAACTTAACGAGTGGTCAACAGCAATGCAAAAAGTTATTGCAAATACTCCTCAAGGATTTTCTGAATGGGTAAATAATTTAAGAGCTTTAAAAAATAATTCAAAATCTACTATACAACAATATGAAAATATATTAGGTATAAATATAAATGATAATTTAAAAGAATTTGATGTATTATTAAATGATCATGATTGGCAAGGTACATTAGAAAGTATTGCTATATACATACTCAGATCTGTTGATACAAATAACTTTTCAAATGAAAACCCGCCAAATTATACAAATTTGTTTGGAGATAAAAATTTTGATATAGAAGGTATATTAAAACAACTTGCCGATAAACAAAAGTTTTATGAAGATGCTGTTGATAATATGGTAACAGCTAGAGGAAAGAATTTTTATAGTATTACTCAAAATACATTAACTACTAATACTATTAATTCATTGAATTATGTTGCTCGTAAAATACAAGCTAACAGAACTATGACAATGAATGAAAAGTTAAGTTTAGTAGACAAGTATCTTCCAGGAATATTAAACTATCAAACTATAAATCAAGTAGGTGATAAAATTGAAATCAATTCAATTTGGTTAGATCATATTCTTAAGGGTAATGAAATTAAACTAAGTGTAATGCTTGGTATTAAAAATTCAAAAAATGAAGAATCTGATTTAAGTGATATAGATGAATTAGATTTACAGTCTACTACATTAAATATGGCTTTAAGAGGTGTTAATATTTCTATGAAACACTCTGACAGAAGTATTTTTTATGCTTATCAATTAGTTGGTAAAAATATGTTATTTGATGATGCTAAATATTCAACTAAAGATGCAATTTTAAATTACTTAACTTCTTATTTTAGTGCACAATTAGCTGCTGAAATAAGACGTGCTAAGTTACCTACTCATAATATACAATACGCAAAAAATAATTATAATAGGTCAATGTTGTTTCCTGAATTTGGAGCATTGACTGAATTGCAAATTAACGATAAAACTAATGCTGCTATAAAAGAAAAGTTATCAAATGCTTTTAATAATTACATGAAAGATTTAAATTATTGGGGAGTATTAGATAAAGCCTCTAAAAATAAAGTATTAGGTTTAAGTGATGAATATCAAGGTAATATTGAAAATGAAGTTGTAAAAGCATTTGCTAATCAGTTATTATCTCACTTAGAAGAGATGAAAATTTTTCTTGGTGATTTTGTAGGTTTTAAATCTGCTGATGACTTTTATAAAAGAATGTCTACTACTAGTGGTACTGGTAATAATATGGTAATGGAAGATAGTTTAAATGAAATTATTGCTAGTAAAAATAATGTTGAATTTACAATTGTAAATCCTAGAACAGGTAAAAGTCAAACAATAAAATATACTCGTCCTGTAGATGGTACTTTTAATGCAATGACATTAGAAGAAGAGTCTAATTATCAATCGCCTTTAGCTACAGAATTAAAATATAAATCACCTATTGATAATAGTGATGTATCTACAATTCAGTATGTATTTGAGAAAAACTTTTTAGAAGATAATCCTAACCCTACTCAAGAACAATTAGACCAAGTTAAAAAACTATCTGAAAGTTATAACGATGTTTATAAAAATATTAATGAAAATGATGGACAATCTTGGGTAAATATGTTTTTCTATCGTGAGTACATGATTCGTCAATCTTTATGGACTCCTGAAATGGAAAACTTGTTTACAGTAGAATTAAAATTATTAACTGCTAAATCTTACGATGATATTATAGATTTAACTGTTACTGTTGACGGTAAAGAAATTAAAGTATTTGATTGGGATAACTGGAAAGAAACTAAAGATAGTTTACCTTTATTTGAATCGGTACATACTTTAAAACCACAATACGCAGGATTTTCTAAAACATATTTAGATTACGCTAACGAAACAGCGTTATCATTTAATCAGCGCGTTAGTCCATATACTATTTTTAAAACATCTTACCATGTATTATGGCCATCTACTGTAGTAAATACTAACTTGAGTCAGATGCATCATTTTATGTTAACTAATAATGTAGATGTAATTCATATGGGTTCAGCAAATAAATCTGGAGCCATTGATATTAAATCTGTATTTAAACAACAAGAATCTAACTTAAATGATCGTCAAAAAAATGTAATTAGTAAAGGTTTTACATTTTATGATGAAGATGGTTATTTTAATGATACTATATTTGAAAATACTGTTGGACAACAATTATTACAGCAATCTATGACTAAAGCTTATTTTAACTATCTTAAAGATCAGGTTAAAATAGGCAATCATGAAAAAACAACTATTAAAGGTTCTACACAAAGTTTAAAAATTCTTATTTCCAATTTATATGATGATGGTAAACCAAGGTTTCAAATTGCTCAAACAATGCTATCTCATTATAAAGAAGTTATATCAGCATTAGTAAATAATGCAATTAACGAATTAAAAAAAGAATTAACTGATGAACAAGGTAAAATTGAATTACAAAAACTTGTAGATGTTGTAAAACAATCTGCAGAAGATCGTAGTAGTCCAATAAATATTATAGATGCTATTGAAGCATTTATAGATACTGAGTATATTGAAACATTACCTAATAAAAATAAAGTTGAAAATATTATTTATTCTATTGTTACTAATAATGCTATTTCATTTAAACGTCCGGGTAATGCTTATCCATTAGTAGCATCAACTGGTTTTGAACCATTAGGTAGTCGTAAAACAATGACTACAAATAATAATTTAAAATTTTATGAATTTGATATTAATAACGATGGTAAAATTAATAACTTAAAACCAGCTGATATTGCAATACCAATTCCTAAAGAATGGATTGAAAGCTTATTAAAAGCAGCTAATACAAAAAATATAGCACAAGCTATTAAATGGGCTAATAATAGAATAGCAAATGGTAAGCTAACAGTAACTGTTAAAGGATTACGTATTCCCAATCAAGGTTTATCATCAAATGATATATTTAACATTAAAGAATTTAAATTACCAACCAATGTATCATATGCAATAGTACCTTCTGAAATTGTAGTTAAAGTGGGATCGGATTACGATATTGACAAGGAATCAGTTTATTGGGCAGATAGTGAAGACTTGTTTAACAATAATATTGATTCATTTATTTATAGTTTAAATGAATTTAATAATTACTCTCCAACAGATTTAAATAAAGTATTATTAAAATTAGAAAAACAAATTCTTACGCATCCAAGAAACGCTCACTTTTTACTATTACCTGTTATTGACGACTTGTTAAAAAAAGATGCTTTCGATGCTGTTGTAAGTAGTGATGCTAAAAAACCAACTACATTTTTTGATGCATTGACACCAAGTAAAAATGTTGAAAAAGCAATTCACTTCATCAAATCTAAATTAGGTGTTGGTGTTGTAGCATTAGATATTACAGGTCACTCTATATTTACTTCAGAAAATATTAAAACAGCTTTACAAGTATATGATAAAAATGGAGAATTAATAGGTGATAGACATTTAATGTTTGATGGAATGTATAATAACGATAGTTTAAGTTCTATTTATGATGCATCTAATCGTTTAATATCAGAAATACAATCTCAAACAATGACATCTCAAGTAGATGCTGGTAAAGATCCGTATGCTGTATTATTAGGTATTAATAGTCAAACTCTTGGACCTGTTATGTATCTTGTACGTAGAGGTGTGCCTATTATTCAAATTTTAAAATTTGTAAGTCATCCTATAGTAAAAAGATATTTAGAGTTACAACGTATTAATGAATCCATTACAAATAAACAACGGGGTAAAGAATTAACTAAACAAGAGTTAATTAAAAAATTATATAAAGAATTTGGTATACAAGAACCAGATCCAAAAACATTTTATTTAAATAAAGAACTAGGATTTACTGATGAAGATTTAGACCCTAAAAACAAAACAAGACAATACGAAATATTTAAATACTTTTTAGAAGTAGTTGATGAAACAACTCAATTTAATAGACTTAAAAATGCATTAACTGCTGATACTAAAGGTAGAAAAGATAGAGCTGCTGTTATTCAATTTGATTTATTATGGAAAACTGTAGTAAATGATCAGTTAATACCGTTAAGTGATTTAATTAAATTATACAAAAAAAGTGTAATAGCACCTTTCTTTAAAAGTCAAGCATTATATAAGGAATTTTACGGTTCTTTATATGCTATTAAAAATCAATTAGATAATATTATAGAACGTACAGAGTCAGGTTTAAAAGCAGATAAACGCGAAAAGTTTATTAGTACATTACATAATGATTTTATGCTGTACTTAATACAAAATTACGATTCTGATTTTAATAAACAAGACTTTGATACTTTATTAGGTTATACTAACGAACCATCTTTAGCAATGGAACTTAAAAGTGAAGAAGGATTTTTATTTAATCAATTGTACGCTTTAATGTCTGTTGAAAAAGATTCTTATTCTGGTAAAATGACTGATATTGTAAGACTGTTTGAAAGATCTTTAAATAGCATGGATACTAATGATTTGATAGATGCTATGTTAGATCTTAAAACTGAAAATAAAGAATTGTATGAAAAACTAATTAGGATTAGTTTATATCAAGCTGGTTTTAATAACTCACCTTTTTCTTTAACAAAAATTATACCTGCTGTTAAAAGTAGTAAACGTAAAAATAATAAACTTGAAGAAATTGAGTTAGATTATTTATATGAAATTCAGAAAAAAGCTGTAAATATTTTAAACACCATATCATCAGAACAATTAAAAACTGATATAGAAATATTTGAACAACTATTTTTTAGAAATAATCCTACATATTTAAGAACTAAACCTAACAAGAATGTACAAAACAGATTATTTTATGTATATGATGAAGTTCAAAATAAATTTGTTATTAAATATATTCCTGTAGATACTAGACAATCACAAAGAGAACTTGTTCAATTAGGTAATGCTTATAAGAAAAGATATTTTAGAGATGAGTATGTAGATATTTTTAGTACTGTAATTGAAGATGAAAAATCTGTTTTAAATAATGTATTTGAAGATGCTTTTATGACAGATACACAGATTGCTAATAATAAAGCTGTTATAGATTCTGATATTGCTAAGATAAAATCTACTGGTAAAACTGTAGTATTTCCTAAAGATGGTTTGGGTACAGGTTTAGCTGCTCTTAAAACTAAAGCTCCGCAAACTTATGCCTATTTAAAACAAAGATTGCTAGAAGAGTTTGGTTTTAATAATGATACCGGCACAATAACTACTCAACCTACTGCGCCAGTAGAAGAAAATGAAGATTTTGTTAATAGTATGTTTCAAACACAACCTACGCAAGAAGAAATAGATGAATTTGTTAAAGAATGTAAAAAAGGAACAATGTCAGCAAATTTAGGTTTTAAACCATTAGCCAAACGAGGTTTAAATTTAGATTTTACTCCAGGTGGTAGTTGGACTTTAGAAAAAGATTTGAAAGGTTATCCAACACACGCTCAAGGTGGAGTTGATTTAAGATTTGATAGTGATGGTGTAGCATTCCACAATGGTACACATCATGTAAAAGCTAGTTGTGGATTATGTTTACCATCTTTAAATAAAATGAAACAATGAAAAATATAAATGTAGAAGCTGAAGGTTCAGAATTGATTTTAAAAAATTCAAATGGAGATTATGCTATTATTCCGGTTAAAGATCGTAATCGTGTAAAACAATTATTAAATGCAAAACGTTATAGTGAAATTGATAATTATGTTAGTAGTTTACCTAAAACTGCAGATTATGCTTCAGACGGTACACTTTTATTAAAACCATCTGAAAAAATAGAATCACCACTTACAAGATCCGATCCTTTTAATCCTTACAGTGGTAAAGTATTAAAATCTAGAATGCCTTATAAAGAAGCACCTACAATTCAAACTGGAACTCCTGTATTAGATACTAGAAAAAATTATCAAGAAGTTAGTGTAAAACCTGAAACAAGTAACCCAGTTACTAATACTGTAAATGTATTAAAAACTAATTTAAATCAAAATATTATAGATAGTTCTATACAAATTACTAAAGCTCAAGAATTGTATCAAAAACAAAAAGAAACTATAGAATTAGAAAAAAAGAATAAAGCTAATGAACCTAAACCAATACCTAAATATTCAGGTTGTGTTGAAGGAATGTGTAGGGATATGGCAGAATCCAATAAAAAAGTATATGAAGATATGCGCAAGTTAAATAACTTATATGGAGATGCTTGGGAAGTAAGTGATAATATGTATGGTAAAGAATTATATAATTCTTTAAAAGGAGGTAGTATACCTAACAATTTAGCTGTAAATGATATTGTTATAATGTCTAGAAATTCATTTAGTACAGATAAAGCTCGAGGAATTCCTGAAAAAAATCAACATATTGGACGCATATCAAAAATAGAAAATGGTGTAGCATACGTCAAACATTATGTAGGCGCTAATAATGGAGGTTATTTAGAAGAACCTATTAATAATATTAGTAAATTTACTAAATATACACCTAGCATTATTAAACGTAGTAGAGAGTTTGATGAAACAATTGTACCAACAAAAGGTAATTTTAAACTTGATAATTTATATGAACCAACAACAGTAGAAGCAGATGTAGTTAATTCTATGAATAACAATAAAGAAATTATTCAAAGTAAATTAAAATTAACTTCAGATGAATATGATCGTTTGGCTAAATTAGCGTATGGAGTTATTGGAGCAGAATCTAAATTTGGAGCTAGTAAACGAGCATTATATAGAATGGCTGTTCCAGATATTATTCAAAAAGGAGTTAAAGTAGTTGTAGACGCTAATAAATTATCGGATTCATATGATGATAACTTAAATAATTTATCACAAGGTTACGGTTCTAACAAAGAATCTTCTCAATTTAATGTTGGTAGAATAGACGGTAAAAAAATGACTTTTGGTGAAATGAATAAAGATATTAAATCTAATACACTTTCTTTTGATAAATATGATCGAAATACTAACTATGCCTATCACGCATTTAATGTATTAGGGATTGATCCTGATAAATTAGAAAATGGTGATACTTCTTTTAAAGCTGTTATAGCTACATTATCTCAACATATTAAAAAGAATCCAAACATTACTGATGAACAATTGCTTTCTAAATATACTGGTAAAAAAGGAGATGGATTAAAAGTTTATAAGAATGAAGTTGATCGTTATCAACGTAATATGAATGATAAATCTAGTGATAATGTATCAAGATCTGGTATGGAAGATTTTTATGCTTGGGCTTCTGATTTAGCTAATAAAGGTAATGCTGGTATGAAAAAATTTAAAAATGAAGTGTTAGCTAAAGTTAGAGATGCTTCTCCATTGTCTGATAACGTAGATCAAATGGTTTATGATTTATTAGCTGGAGATGAAGATTTTACTGAAAAATCATTAAATCAATCTACATATGCTGCATTAAAAGAAGTTGTTAAAAATAATTTAGCAAAAGGTAAAACTAATATTGAATATGGTGATTATAATACATCTAAAAATAAAAATTCAGATGTAGGAGCAGGTGGAGTCAGTATGACTAAAATTTTAGGTGATGATAAGTATGCTTTAAAAACATTATTAGGTCAGGCTACAATTATTGATAAAGGTAATGGTATAGTTGAAGTAGTAGATCAATATAACTTTAATGATAAAGGTAAATCATTTGGTGTTGTAGATGATTTAATTAAACGTGGTGTAGGACCTTATCAAATCGCTAGAGCTTTATCACGTAATTACGGTGCAAGAGAAGGTCAAGGATCTAAAGTAAGAATTAGAATTAATCTTAATGAAGAATAAACAATGCAAAAATTTAAACGTAACATTTCAGATAGACTTATAACATTAATGCAATATCGAATTGCACAAGAAGAAGCTAGTTCACGATTGTATAAATCAATGTCAGTATTTCTTGATTTTAAAGGATATTCAGGAGCTTCCAAGTTGTTTGCTAAATACTCGGAAGAAGAACTTAAACATGCTCAATGGGCATATCAATATTTATTAGACTTGGATATTCTTCCTAATGTACCATCATTAGAAGCTCCTAGAAAAGATTTTACAGATCTTGTAGATATTATATATGCTACTTATGAACATGAACAACTTATTACAGAGCAATGTGAAAGATTAGCTGAAGAAGCTATGAAAGAAAATGATTTTATGACAATGCATTTAGCTCAACATTACTTAGATGAACAAGTTGAAGAATTAGCTAAATCAAATTATTGGGTAAATCGTATAGAAACATTTGGTACTGATAAAGTTATTCTTATGGAAATTGATGAAGAAATGGCAGATAAAGCATGACATGTCCTAACTTTAAACTAGAATCAGTCAGAAAAGAGTTTGCAGAATTAAAAGATGCACTCGGAGAAGATCTGGCTTATTTAGCTTGGGGTAAAAATAATGGTCAGCCTATATATAAAGCTGCTAACGGTCAGGAGAGTAAACTGTTTTCTGGTTTACTCTCTTTGACTGATAAACCTCAAGCTATTAAAATTAAAACAGCAACGCTTACAAAATCGTTTCAAGAATGGTTTGGTGACAGTAAACAAGTTGATGAAAATAAAGAACCATTAATTAAATTTGTACATGATAATAAATTTCTTCAGTTAGAAAATTTAAATTCATTATCTGGAGTGTATGCTGTATTTAGTAAAGAAGCTAATTATAATAAATCAGCAATTAAACTAATTTTTAATTCCGATATTAAAAGTAATCGAAGTGATTACGATGATGATCTAAGTATTAAAATTGAAAATCGGGCTCAAACACAAGTGGATGGATCTATGGCTACGGAAATTGTATCGAACTTTGACTATTATTTTCCTGACTATAGTTATTTTAATGAGCAGCAGCGCAATGTCATCGCCGATATGGTTGAACGAGGTAAAATTCAAATCACCTGCAAATTCTAACATGGAACTAAAAGTTATAAGAAAAACATTTACACCGTTATATACAATGGGGGAACTCTATGTAAACGGTCAATTTTTTTGCTATACAATGGAAGATCGCGACAGAAATCTTTCTGAATCAGATAGTAAAGCAAAAATTAAATCGGTAAAAGTAGCAAAACAAACAGCTATTCCTTATGGTGAATATAGATTAATATTATCTTATTCAAAAAAACTTAAAAGATTTTTACCTTTAATATTAGATGTACCTGGATTTCAAGGTATTCGTTTACATAAAGGATCTACTCAAGAATGGTCTAGTGGATGTATATTATTAGGTATGAAAAAAGAACAAGATAAATTAACTCATATAGTTGAAGCTGAAACTAAACTAGTAGCACTATTAAAAACTGTTAATGAAACTGAAGCCAGCTATATTAAAATCATAAAACAATAACTATGAGTTGTAATGCAAGTACACCTGAAGAGTTAATTAATATTGTAAAAAATGGTAAAGCTGTTTATAATACTAAAAAGAATCAAACTCAAGCAGAATCAGTAGCTAATCTTAAACATACTCAAAATAACTTTATAAAATCTGATGGTAAATATACTATAATAAACACACCTGTTCAATTAGCTACTACTATTACTACAAGAATTTCTGAGCAATATAACAAAAAAAGCAATACTAAAGAAACCGCTCAATCATTAGCTAATTTAAAAACAAGAGCTAGTATTGGTACATTAGTACATAGTATTCAAGAAAAAATAACGTCTGTTATTTACAATGATATTAAAGATATGTCATTAGACGCTGCATTAAATTATTTAGCAAATGTTGAATATATAACTTATGAAAATACTGTAAAAAATCAAATTAAAACTATCAAAGCTAGTAATCCAGATTTAGCTGAAGTTACTATTATAGCTAATCAATTAGAAAATTTATTTGCAGGAGGTCGTGATATTTTATTACAAATATATAATCAACAAAAAGCTATTACTAAGCTTACAGGTATTGAAGGTACACCTCAGTTATTTTTTGAACAAATTATTATTGATCCTAAAAATGATATAGGTGGTACTGCAGATTTAATTGCTATTTATAGTGATAATACTGCTGCAGTATATGATTATAAAACTAAAATACCATATAAAAAATATGTTGATAATGATGGTAATCTTATTAGTTATGATTACATATCTTATAACGATAAAGAAAAATATAAAAAACAATTAGGTACTATTGCCAGAATACTTGAACGTAATTATGGTATATCTAAAGTAATTAAAAGTCGTATTGTACCAATTCAAATTACAGCAGCATTTGATCCTGATACTAGTCTTATTAGTAGTCATATATCACAAATTAAAATTGGTGTTAAACAAAGTGAATTTTTAAATCAATACGCACCTATTCCTGAATTAACCGGGTTTAAAGGATTGGATGAGTTTTTAAAAGCTATTGATAAAAATATTAAAAACTTGGAAAATAAACTAAGATCTGATCCAACAAATAGAACATCTTTAAAAGAACAATTAATAACTTTAGAGCATGCTCGTCAAGCAGTATTAACTAAACATAGTTTTAATGAATTAATGGATTATGCTCAAACATTATTTAATAAAGCGTCTTCAGATAATCTTAGTAAAATGACTATTGAAGAATTGAGGTTTTTAAAAGAACAACTTCATACTTTAATGTTGTTATCAAGATCTACTTATGAATATCGTAATGCATTAGATCCTGTAGTGCATGCTGATATTATTAAACAACTTGAAGATACTATTAAAGAAATGACAGCTATTGTAAATGATAAATATCAAGATGTAGAAAATGAATTATATTTTAATCGTGTAGCTAAATTAGTACAAGATCTTACAGGATATAGTATTGTAGATCAATCAGGACGATTGATACCATTTAACGAAGAAGGTTTTGCAGGTAAGAATTTTTATCAACTTAGTAACTTTGAAAATCCAATTTTTAAAACATATCGTAAACTTTTAGATGATGCTCAATATGAAACTAAACGTAATACATTAGATAGTATTGAAGAAATTACTAAAATAGATAATGATCTTAGAAATTGGATGAAAGCTAATGGTAAAGATGAAGCTTGGTTTGTAGCTACTTTCATTGATACTAATAAAGATTCTAGTAATGTAGATAATCTTCATAATAAATTATCTAAAGAGTTTAGAACTAAACTAAAAGAATTAAAATCATCTAAAAATATTAATGAAATTATTAAAATGTACGAACCTGTTAGTGGTTATCAAAAATATTATGATAATGCTTTTCAAAATGAAAAAAATCGTCTTGAAGTAATTTATAAAGGTGATCAAAACAAAATAAATAACTTTTTAAATAAATGGGTATCTGAGCATAGTCTTGAATTAAAAAATGGTACACCAGTATATCCTGACGCTTGGATAAATTCATTTTTAAAAGATAAACTCAAACTTAAAGACAATGTAAAATCAGATAATTATTCTAAAGAATATCAATATATTTTAAGCATACCTCAAGCAAAAGCTTATTATGATATGTTTGAAAGATATAATGATAAATTTAGAGATATTCTTGGAGTAGAGTATTTTAAATTACCTAATAACTTTTTACCTAATGTTCGTAAAAGTAATATTGATAGACTAATGGATAATGGTATGATTGAAGGTACTAAAGATGTATTAAACAATTTCTTGGAAGAACTTAATGTTAGAGAAGATGATATGATGTATGGGGAATTAGATGAGAACCTAGAAGGTCTAAAAAAAACCATCCCGCGTTTTTATTTGAATCCTTTCAAAGACGCTGATGGTAATGTTATAGTAGGTGAGAAAAGTTATGACTTAACTAAGTCATTAATTTTGTTTAGTAAAATGGCTTACAATTACGAACAAATGAATCGTATTGAAGGTGCTGTATTAGCTATGCGAGATTTTATGTCTGATAAAGCAGAACAGTTTATTAAACGTGGTGGTAATGTACTTAGAGATGATTTAGTAGGTACAGAATTAGCAGCTAAAGTTAAAGGTAAAAGTATTGAAAAAATATTTGATACTTTTATTGATATGTATTTATATGGTGTAAGTATTCAACCTATCAGCGAAGATTCATCTGGTCAGTTGGAAAAGTTAATAATGGAAGCTAAGCAATATTATACTTTAAAAGCTTTAGGTTTAGGATTTATTCCTGCTGCTGGTTCGTTTATATCTGCTAAAATACAATCTGCTATTGAAGGATTTAAAGGTCAAATATATACTAAAGATCAGTATAAAAAAGCTATGACATATTCATATAAAGAACGTGAAAAGTTTTTAGCTTTAACTGCTTTCTTTGATCCAATGGATGTTAAATATGAATTTTTTAGTATTGGAGATAAACCTAAATTTGGTCTTGGTGATTCTAGAGAACGTAATCCTATTAAACGTTATGTAAGTAGTAGAATGTTAATGCGTGTATTTAGTGCTGGTGATGAATTTATTGATGAAGTAATTCTTGCATCTATGGCTCAGAATTATTATATTGATAATGACGGTGCTGTACGACGTATGCGAAGTGAAGAAGATAGAGTTAAATATGCTGAAAGATCTGTATGGAATTTATTTAATTACAAAGATGGTGAAGCTAAATTAAACATTCCTGATGAACAAGTTAAAGAAGTTGTTAAAACCATTCGTAATGCAGCTCAAGCAGCTCAAAGTAAAATTAAAGGTGTAATTCCTGAAACTGATAAAGCTTATTGGCAATCTCAAATTGTAGGTCAAGTAGTAATGCATTTTAAATCATGGATGCCTGGATTATTACGTGAGCGATTTGGTAAAGAAAAGTATAACGATGCTTTACAAATAATGGAAATGGGTAGGTTTATAGCTCTTAAACGTGAAATGTATACTGACGATAAACTTGGAGCAATGGAGTTTATGAAAAGTATTGCTATACCTAAACTATTAGATTTATCTAAACAGTTAGTTTGGTTTAGTGGTACTAAAGGTAATCCTCGAGTAAGACTTGCTTATGAAAATTGGCTAATGAATAATCCTCAATATAAAGATAAAGTAAGTTTTGAAGAATATCAAGAATCACAACAAGCTCAAATGAAAGCTTTAATTATAGAGCTTAGAATTATTCTTACATTTGCTCTTATGATAGCATTACTTGGATCTGATTTTGATGATGATGGTAAAAAAATGTATCAAGAAATGTGGGCAACTAGAAAACTTGCTGCAGTTATTGTTAAAGTAAATCAAGAATTAAGTTTTAGTTATAATCCTAAAGAGTTTGCTAAAATGATTGCTAACCCCATTCCTACTGCAAGTTTATTAGTTGATGCAACTAAAGCTATTGGTAATACATATGATACTGCTATTGATATTACACTTGGTCAAAAGTTTCCATTACCATTTCATAAACCTGAAAAAAATGATAAAACTCCATTTATGTATTATAGTTCAAGATTTATTCCTGGAGGTTATCATTTAACTAAATTGTTTGAAATATTTGATCAACCCGATCCATTAAAATAATACAAAAGGTAAAATAAAAAGCCCGGCCACTATTACAGTGACTGGGCTTTTTGTGTTTATAACCAAATTATAATAATAAGACCTCCTATTATTATTACAGCGAACATTAGTTCAGCTAAAAAACTTTTATTTTTATACTCCATAATTAACAGTTTATGTAAATCATAGCTACAGCTAAAAATATTAGTATGATACCTGTACCAATATCGTATTTATCAATATCTGAATAATTATTTTCCATATTTTTTAATTTGATATGTGATCATCATTGCGTTTAAGGCAATTGAATATAAATGCCCTAGTTCTTCATCACCATCTTTGTAATTTCCTTTTAATACTTCCATTGTATGCCTTATCAATGATTGCTTTAAACGATCTACACCATCTGACATTGGTTTTTGCCAATTCCATTTAGGGTAAATAGTTTTATTATTAGACATTGTTTTAGCCATACCTTCAACAAATTCCCAATCTACTTCATAATACAATTTAGCTTTATCATCTTTAACACCTTCGACAGTTTGAACAGTTTCATTTAGGGATTTCCCCGCCATCGGGCCTATCGGTTGGTTTGTAATCTGCAACGGTACCGGGGTGTTTGTTGTCATTACGTTTCCAGTTGTCATTAAATTGTTTATTTAATTGAGTAATGGTTGCTCTAACATCTTCTTCTTTAAGATCTTCTAAATCGCGAATGTCTTTATAGTCTTTACTCATAACGATTGTTTGCAAGATAATCAGTGTATTGATCAGGATAACGACCAGCAAGTTTTTCGATGTTTAGTCGCATAACGTTTTCAATTTTAAAAGGTTTAGCGGCAATCCAGTTAATAATTGTATATACTGCTTTTTGAATATGATCTAAAGGTACATAACCTTTATGATTTACAGTTTCTAAATCTCGATTGTAAACCCAATGAGCTTTAAATTCTGATGTTAGTGTTTCAATTGCTTTTTCAATATTAGCATTACCGGGATCGTTATCAGATTCAAATCGCAAATTAGCAAAATGACAAAGTCCTGCAAGATACCATAAAATATCTCCAAGCTCTTTCTCAAATTCTGCAACTAAAGCAATTGATTCATCAATACTTACTGTAGATGCGTTTTTAAAAGATCGCAAATCTGCTTCTTTAGCTTCAAAATATTCTGAGACAATTCCCAGAAGCATGTGATTAACATTATCCATTAATGTTGGCATTTGTTTGCATGTCCGCAAAGCTGCCGACTGATAAAGTTGGAAATCCATATCGTAAGATTTCTTGATTGAGTGATGGTTTAAAATCGTATTCCATAGCAGTAACATCTGCATTTGTTAAAGTAGTATTAAATTCATCTTTGACTTGATCTATAAAAGTACTTATGTAAGATGGATCTTTAGTTAAAACTGACCATTGAACAGTTAATTTTTTACTTGTTTTAATAGATTCTCCATCTACAACTTTTACTTGTATTTCTTTTATAAACCAATCTTCAAGTTGTTTTTTAGTGTACATTTGAGAATATGTACCTTTAAGAAATAAATCTATTTTTTCAGGAAATGGTAATTTTAATACAACTACATGATAATGACCTGTACGATTACTATCATAACAATAATCTGTAACATAAGCAGAATGTGATTGAAAGTACATTAAAGATTGACTAAACACAATTCTGCTTGATGCTACATCTGTATAATTACCTGCTTTACGTCTACCATTTGTATCGAATAACATGTATACATTTGACTCTAGCTTTCTAGAATCTTCTGTAACATTAAATCCGAAATCTTGTAAAGCAAATGCTATAATAGAATTTTTCGATAAGTGACTTATAAAATCTTCACCGTAATGTTGTAGTTGTTGAACAAGGTATAATCTACATTTATTCATTACAACTCCATTATCAGGATCAATTTGTTTATTTGTATAATACATTAGGATTATATGATTAAGCAGTTTGATTTGCAGAATCTCAAAGAATGTCAAGAATATCTTGCTGTTGATGTAACATTAATTTAATAAAATCATCTAGCGTCATTGTTATTTGAGTATGTTGTGGACCTCTTTTATGTCCAGCACCTACGTTTAATTCATACGCTAAAACTACAGGGTAAGATTGAATTATATGATCTTTTTTAAAGTTTTTTAATAAGTTATCTTTAATATATTCATACTCTTCTTCAAATCTAGGTCTACGAGTAGCATAACCTGATTTACATTGCCACAATACATTAGTACCAATCAAATCAATACCACAAGCGTCTAACATTCTGCTAGAAGATCTTGTAGTTCTACACTTCTCGTGACCTAGACTTTCTCGAACTATTTTAGCAATTTTTCTTTCAAAGTTATGACCTTTTTTTCGGCTCATTTAAAATTGCGTTAGGGATCGCAAAATTATTATCTGAGCGGAATTCATTGCCATAAACATTACCATCATGACGAATTACTTTTTGAACATTGTCATTTATACGTAATTGAATATAAGTTTTCAGAAAATCGTAAATTATTTTACCATCGTTATCATTAGCTGGATCATATACTACATTAAAGATTTCATCAAGATCGATTTTGTCTTTAGTGTATAAAATTCTATCTGCATGTAATTCTACAAATTTAGTAATAGCTGAAGTTATAAAAATCCAGGCTAATGCTTTATGTTTATTTACAGTGCCAGAATGTACACGATATTCTATGCGAGAAAACGATAGATTACCAAAATACAAAGGTATCAAGTTAAGAGCGTAATAGCGACTATGCCATTCCCACTTAGGATGATTATGTTTTTGATGTCGACGAGTTTCTATGTTATAAGTATTATTGTAAACACCTTCGTTTAACCATGTAAATATAAGTTTATCAGATTCATTAATATCTGAAGTATTGTCAAGATTATAACGTTTAACAATACCCAAACTTTCTAAAGGTTTACAATGATCTTTTGCACCACCAGTTTTAGACAAGAAGTAACTTAAATCACGTTTGTACAACGGTATAAATTGATTAATTTCTTGTTGTAAACGATAGTACAATACATATAATGCAACTCTAAATTTAGGCGTATTTTCAAATCCACTCATATTTACATGAAGTGAATTATTCTGTTGAGCCATAGTATAGGTTGAAAGATCATTAAACAATTGTCGAATATAATCTACAGATAATTTTGATGGTAACGTAGTAATTTCTGTACCAAGTATAGAACCATCTTTTAATGGTAATGCGCCATACTTATAATACAGTTTTTCTGGAAACCATCCGCCATCAGTTTCTATTTCTAATCCGAATGTATAATCAAATAAAAACTTATCAAAATTACTTTTAGCATATTTAACACTTTCAGATTGAGTTTTAATATTTCCAACAATTTCTGAAGGATATTCAGCCATACCATATATATTATTAGGTAATGTCCGATATGTAGGTTTTTGTCTAAGTACTATTGGAGCATTAAATACAGGATTGAAACTATAAGCACCTCTTGAAAAATCATACTTCATATTAAGATATGATGCAGTTTCTTCATTCATAATAAGTTCATCATCTGCAGAAATAATACAATCATCTGTTTTTGTAAAATAACCTTTATTGTTGGATCTATCTGGTACTAAACCTTGTACCATATTATCAATAAAATTATATTGCTTTAGGTTATAATCCCAAGCAATTTTTTTACTTACCAATCTGTAATATGTATCATTTATTTGATAACAATCCCCAGAGTCTTTTTGATTAATATTACCAATCTTGTAATATTTACCATTAATTAAACGGCATTCATTACGAGGATAAGTTTTACCATTATATGTAATAACTGTATTTACAGTTGGTTCTACTTCTTTTGTTGCTTGTTGGATAATAGGTTCTTCAATAACTATTGGCTTTTTTCTTGATTTACTCATTTGCTGGTTGTGTTTGGTAACTTAATGTTTTAGATACATATACAATACCATTTTTGCAATAATAATAAACATCGCAAAACATTGGTTTTATATAATAATTGTCATCTACGACTCCGCTATGTTTTGTAATAACAGTTGACATTGATCCATACCAAGGAGAACCTACTATAATTGTAGATCTATGAATATACTGTTGTTTAGATTGTATACTCCAACTATGAAAATTAACAGCAGCTTCTAGTTTTAAATAATGTTCTTTATCTTTAATCATATAACCCTCTTTAAAGAAATAAACATTATTAAAATCAAAATTAGTAGCATCCCAATCTTGACGAAATAATTGTGTAACTTTAGATAGTTCGTGACTATGCCGCCAAACACCATTAACAATATGACCATTGTGATAATATCTACCTTTCCAAAAGTAAATACCATTAGCTTGTTGTTGGGGCGAAAGTTGTTTAGTATATTCTAAATTTACATTTAGATCGTTTTTTGTCTTTTTTTCGCTTTCGACCCCATTTGACTTTTTTTCATCATCAACAGTAGGATCATATTTTGCAGAAGGGATAGTATGTTTTGGATTGTTAGTATTTTTATACAAAGGATACCCCCAGTCATCTCCCCAAGCACCACTTCCAAAGATACTTTTTGGCTTTGGTTTATATTCAATAGCACTTCTATCATAGAATGTTTTTGAAACTATTTTACCTTCTTTAATTTTATAAAGATAATTAGGTTCAAATTCTTGAATATCTTCAACAGGTACATTTAAAGCAGTAGCCAATGTCATAGCTTCTGATGAATAATATAATTGTGTTTTGGTTTTGTTTTGCCAAAATGACAATGGTCTTTCAACAGTTGGTGTAACAGAATCACATTGTGATAAGCCCTTCCATATATAAAGAGCATCTTCTTCGTAATCTAAATACGAGAATGCTGCATAACCAACATATTCTTTTAATACATCAAAACCATGTTCATATATAATATTACCCAATATTTTACTATCTACTTCTCCAGTATAAGTTTTAATATTGTATATTTTAGCAAGATCTTCAATATTCTGTATTGTGCCATTATGCGCAAAAAATACTGTATTACCCTTGCTATTATATTCAAATGGATGTGTATTATTTATATTTACATTACCTACACTTCTAGCACGATTATGTGCTATAATTGTATGACGATATTTAGTAGTATTAAATAGTTTACCATATACTACATTTTCTGAATTAGAATTGTCAGTACCTTTTTCGTAACCGCAATATTTAAACGCTTGTTTACCAATAACTACTCCAAAACCATCTTTACCTCGGCGATTACCATAAATAAATAATAGTTTCATTTTATCAACGTTAACAGGAGTTTTTCCTGAGTAACCAGTAAGATTGCACATATTAATCAAGTTGTTGAATTAAACGATTTAACTCTGCTTCATAACGCTGAGCAGTAATTTCACCAAAAGATGGTGCTGAATTAATTTCACAAATAATAAAATCATTTGTACTGCTAGCAACTCGTACATCACACGCGCCAATATCCAATCCTACAGCTTTTAATGCTTTTACACATTCTTCTACAATAACATCCCAGTTTGTAGGTTTGTTAAATTTAGGATTTGTTTCAAGAATCCATGTGCAATTATTGTCATTTCTATACCAACGTTCTTGAGCATCTTCACGAAGCATTTTACGATTAGTATAAAAACAACCATTTTTACTTATATGAAGTCTATACTCTCGATTGTAATTATAATATTTTTCAATAATATGATTGCCATATCCATGAGATCTAAACCATTCAAGTGCTTCAGTTCCATTCTGAACAAGATATAAACCACGACCACGAGAACCAGTAAGAGATTTAATAATAAGTTTTTTATCTCCAAAATTATTATTTGAAATCCATTCTGTTAATTGAGCTTCATTAGTAGCAAATATATATTTTGCAGTACGTACATTATGTTCAGTAAATTTAGCTTTCATTAAACCTTTATTAGCTGAATTTCGTACTGCTTCTGGAGTATTAATTTCATGTGTAGCACCTTCAACAATAGATGTTGAACCTAAGCGAAGAACTATTCTTTTATCGCCAGTTCTAATTTTGCGACGTAAAACAGCATGAGATGGGTGGCGACTTCTAATTTTAAGTAGCATACCAGTTGTTATTTTAGTGAAAGGATTATTTTTAATGTATTTTAATAATGGTTTAGCAAATTCAGCAATGCCGTAAGTATGGCTATTTGTTGCATAAAGATTTTGAGATAGTTCTGATATATGTTTTAAATCAAACGTTTCAACATCAATTTCATTATCTCTATCTATAGCAGCTACATCTTCAACATTATATAATGTCAAATGCGGTACATTGGGGATTTGTAATTTAGATAATTCATAAAGTTGCGGTATGTGTTTAAAACCATCACCTTCAAAATTTTGTCTAGTTATAGTACCGCAATAACCAGCCCTATACAAATGTAACAAAGCTTGAAGTTTCCATTTAGTATAAAACCACTTAGTAGTTTTACCTGTAAATATAAATGTACTATCAACATGAAACATCTCTTCAATTTCAAAATCCCAATTACAAGCAGCTTCAATTAACATGTCAACAGCTTTTTGATGATAAGCTATTGCAATTGATATATTGTAAGGAGTATTGAAACTATTATCTGTTACATCTAAACCGTTAATACCTGCATTAGGATAATACGCTGTATTAAATTTTAACATTGAGGCTATATCTAATGGATAACCCATACAACTCAAATACCCTGAATATAATCTTAAATTATCACCATAAGATAGAGTTTTAGATGGAATTTCTGTAAAAATACCATATACAATAGTTATATTTTGAGTATTAGGTGCGTAAGTAAAATAACTAGAGTTTACTAATTTATTAAATTTACGAAGCCAGTGTTGTTCCGGTATACTGGTGGCTATTGGCATATTCATAAGGATTATTGATATTATATTTATTCATGATAGAAGCTGCAACTTCTACATTATTGTTACGAATAGCTTCAGCAGCTATTAACGTATCATTTTCAAGTTGACTACTCCAATTATTAGCTAATTCTACAGCTTGCATAACACCGTCATATACCCAACCAGTAATTATTTCATTCCTACTCATTGCACCACCAAGCGTTCTGTATTCAACAATATTAATATTTTCAATTTGTCGAAAACGAAAATCACCTGGATTACCATAGATTTGCCTACGATCAGTATCAGTATCAAGAAATAAACTACCAAGACCTACTGTTAAGTCCATAGCTTTAATAATATTAATAGCCGCATCACGAGCATCACTACCTTCACATTCATAACCAATATGAATATGAAAACCAAAAGACCTTAAATTACCAACTTGTTCAGGAGTTGGACGAGGACTAATATCTAGTGTATAAGCATCATAAGAAGGTTCACAACCAAACAATTGAGCTATTTGTGAATTAAGTTCTTTATTACTATATCTTGCAGAAGATACACATCGCAACTGCCATAATGGTTGTTGTTCTTGAAGCTTTTCTTGCGTAAGCTTTTTAATAATTTCTATATTATTAACAAATTGTTCTTTAGTATATGCTGGTGGAATACAACCTTCTACACCAACATTATCAATTTGAATACTAAACTCACCATCATCTGTAAGAGGATACGGTTGACGTTTAGTTCCAGGAATGAAACCTACAGCTGACTTAGGAGTTTCGTTTTCAAAGGCAGCAAATTCAGGATCGCTACCAACAGTGATATTTTTAATCATTGTATTAATCGAAATTAAAATAATACAAACTAATTGTATTACCTGTTTTAAAATTGGTGAATGTACTCATAACTTGAAAACCATACTTTTTTAAAAGATGGTCCATTTCAGGACTATAACCATTTGTAGTAGCTTGCAATTGAGAACAATAATGAATTTTAAGTACTAACTGCAATAATAAATTACCGTAACCTTGATTACGCATTTCTTCTATAACTACTACAGAATTTAAAACTTCAATACCACAACAACCGGGATAAGCATTAATGTTAAACATACCAATTTCTTGATATTTTTTACCATAAATCAACCTTCGTTTCCAATTATTTTTAATATAAACTGTATAACGAGATTGATCAAATCCACGATTATAGTAAAGAGTTTTACCATTTATCATGTATTTAGTTAAATCTTTTTCTTCCATAAAGCATGCTGTTTATTATATTAATACTAAACTCATCATAGATTTCTTCTGGATGCCATTGTACTGCTACAATTGGTTTGTCTTTAACCCAAAATGCTTCTACATTATTAAATACTGAATTTGTATAAATAATTTTAATATTTTCACCTAAACGATCTTTATTAGTAATACCTTGATGATGTAATGAATTAACTTTTAGTTTAAAAAGTTTAACTTCATTGTCAGTAAAATACTTAAAAGCATTTGTAAAATTATCAGCAGATCCAACTAAAGTATCAACAAGTTTATCACGAGGATCTGAATACTCTTGAGCAATATGTTGACTTAAAGTACCACCAAAATGAACATTAAGTGTTTGAAAACCACGGCAAATACCAAACATAGGAATACCTGCAGCGATATATTGTGGTAACATATATTTATCCCAATCTTCTAATTGAATATTAGGATTACCTGATTGAAATACTGGTCTTTCACCATAACGAGAAGGATCGACATCCGCTCCGCCTGGAATAATCAACAAATCAATATCTGTATGTACTTTATTATCGTATGCAAAAATTGGTATTGGAATACCAAAATGTGCTGCAAATGTACTATACGTTGCGGGCAGATTCATCTGACCAGACTCTACTTTCGTTAATAATACTCCTATTCGCTGTTGTTTCATGCGTTGTAATTAATTTTGTAGTTGGTAATTCTAATGGTAAAGTTGGTTGAGGTGTGGGAGTAGTAATAATTGTTGGTATAGCCCTAACTTTATTAAGTGTTTCTTTTAAATAAGGATATACATCAGCAAAATTACTAAATCTTTTATCAATAAGGACATTGTGCGGATTTACACTATCTTTATGTTTATCAAACAATATTTTAAGATATTTATTAATAAACTCTAATGTTTTACTTGGCATTCTCAGTTCTGGGTGTCCTTGAATACCAAAACCTTTAATCAAACCTAAATAAAAGATTTCAGGTTCACGGTAAGTTATACTGTTTAACGGTACAGTTTCATAATTAGCATTTGGAACTAATGTTTCATTATCAGTACCGTTAATATAACAATTACTAATAGAATCAGCCCATGCAAGTAATATATTTTTATGTTCTACTGATGATGCCAAAGAATACCAATTAACCATTTGATGGTGAATTGAATTAGTAGTTAACAAATCTTTTTTACCTATAATATTAATATTATGATCACCTCTCATGTGATTACTTACATGTTGAATAAGAACACCGCCATTAGCAATACCTAATAATTGCGCACCCCTGCATATACCAATTAAAAATTTATTTTGATAATAAGCTTCAATCAAACATTTTAATTGATGTTTATCTACGTCTTCATAAAAATATGTTTGATGAGAAGTTTTTTCTCCATATAATGCTGGATACCAATCTGAACCTCCCGGAAATATTACTGCATCTGCATCTTCAATACTGTTAACTATTTCAACATTATCTATCCACGCCGCATCGCGATTTGAACCTACACAAAATACCTTCATACTTATTCTTTGTTATATTGTTTTTTAATTATTTCATCTATAGACCTTTCAGCTTCTTCTATAAATTTTTTGTCGTAAGCACCTCTTTTACTTTCCGATATAGCATTACGAAATCCTATATTAGTATTTGCAGAATACGTAGTGGAATTACCTATTGTAATATGTTCAGGATTGAATTCTGAATTAACTTTTGGATTAGCTTCTTCTATATTATCAACTATTTGCAACTCTTCTTTATCTTTGCGACGGTTTGGTCTTTTAGCAGGAGCTTTTTCAATTACTATATTAATAATATCAGTAATAACTTTGTATTTAACAGGATCTGATTCAATTACCCTAAGCGCTTCAAGATAGTCTTGAAAGTTTGAGAATGAACTTTCATGTGACCATTTTAATTTTAATTTTTCATATTCTGCTTGAATATCAATTTCAGATGTTTTATCTTCTTCATTTAATTGAAGTTCTGTAATAATCTGATTGTAATATTCATTTTGTAAACAAAGTTTTACAATAACTTGTGCCAAGTCACTAAGTTTATACTTAGAAGCAAGTTCGTCTTCTGTTAAACCATTGACATTTTCTGCAGTAATTTCTTGATTGTATAAAGAACTAATTTCTTCAAAAGATGGTAATTCCAGCTTATTAATAATACTTTCAATTTTATGATTTGTATTAGCATACCCTTTAAAAATACCACCTTTTTGAAGAGGATTTGTAAGAGCTATAATACCATCATATTGATAATCTGGAATCCATGCGTACAGTTGTGTAGTATTACCTTTAATATTTTTAAAAGCATATGCACGATAGTATTGATTACCACCAGATATTGAAAAAGCTTTTTTAGGTAAATCCCAAATTTCTATTGTTCTAAGATCTGACATAATTCGTCATTTAAATTATGATTATTAGACGCATCATATACGTCTTTTGCTAAAGTTAAAAATCTTATTTGACTATTAGGTAGTTTATCACTTAATAGTTTACTATATTTGATGCCAGTATCATCATTGTCAAATAATATAATTACTTTACGAAACTGATTAATAACATCCATGTATTTATATGGAAAATTAATACTAGTTTCTGATTGCGGTGCTATACTATTATAACCATATTTATGAGTTAATAATAATCTGTCTTTTTGAGATTTAGTTATTACTAATAATTCTGGATTGCATTCGTAATAATTTTCTAGTTCATTTCCACCATATACATCGTTTTCATTACAATTAGTAAAAAATTTAAATTGAGTATTAGGAAAATAAAGTTTTACATTATTTGTATCTGGAAAGTAATAAGCGTACGTATCAACTTTAGTAGGGTTATAAATATTATTCATATCCCAACTACCATTGTTATATATCCAATATTTAGATACTTTATATACATGTTCTGCTTGTAATATATTAGGTGCAATCTTAAAGTAATTATCGTTATCAAACGGTATGTGTTCAAATCTAATTTGAACTTTAGGTTTGTTAGATTCTACACGTTTAAGATTATAATTTAATTTTACATTACTTTCTTTAATAATTAAATGCAAAGCTTCTAGAAAACTACAACCTTTTAATATAGCTAATGTATCAATTACTGTAAAATACAATTTATTATTGTAAGTAGCATTATCTTTAAAATAAAGAATACCGGAATGCCAGATAAACCGACATCCCGGATTCTTATCGTTTCTAAATATTGAATGATACATCTTGTTTAAATCAACAGTCAATCCAGTATATTTAAAAAATAAATCTTCTTGATTTAATTGTATTAATGCTGTATGAGCATCAATATATTCGTAAGATTGACTTGATTTGAACATTAAATCAAACTAGAGTAGTTAAATGAAGATGAAGAATTATTTACTATTTCTGCTGGTACAGCATTTAGACATTCTTCTTTGACAAATGGTTGAAACTCTGCAGTAAACAAGTATTTAGTAATACGCTCACCTTTACTATAAGCATTTTTAACTGCTTCAATAGCTTTTTGAGATACATCACCATTAGACCTGAAGAAGAAATCAGGATTTGTACAAATGTTTTGATTATAATAGATTTTTTCTTCATCATTAACAATTTTACTTGTACTACGTACACAAGTTAACAACGTAATGCTATTACTATTTGTATTACACCAATCAAAAAACTTTGTTAAACCATTTAGATTGTTGTTATATAAATTAGAAATAGTAATTCCATTGCTTTCTGCATCTGCAATAAACGAAGCATTTTCTCCATTAGAAGAATACCTCATTAACTGTTGCATAAATGTATACAATTCATATTCACCAATTAACGCTGGACGATACTTATGTTTTGTAAACCAAGTCATTTTTGGATTACTATCCAAAGTACTAAGATCTTTCACATAAGTAAATGTACCCACACTATTTACCATTCGAGCTGTACCTGATTGAGTAACTTCTGGCTCATTTGCCACAAGAAACCTCAAAGATAAAGCTTCAATGTTATTATTTACTTCTTGAACCCAAATTTCAATAGGTCGGTAAGACTTACCGTTTAGTTCAACAATATCATAATTAACATTAAGTTTGTATTCTCGATTGATAAATTTTTCAATTTGATCTTTAGTTGGATTAACAGTCAATACTTTAAATGATGCTAAACCAGTAAAGAATTTAGGTGTTGCGGAAGAGGTAGAATTGGATGAATTAAACATGATAAGATAAGTTAAGATTAAATTAAAGATTATATTGTATAAGTTGATCTTTATTCTTTTATAAAGATTTCATTCCAGCCGTATTCAAATTGACGGCTGCCTGGTTCTTTTTCAGAAATAATAACAAATTCTTTTTGTGCTAAATGTGGCGGCCTTGCACCTGTTACTTGGTCACGCTCATCAGTTTTAAATGATAACATTGTTTTGTTACCATCTTTCCGATACATATAACCAATAGCATCTGCATTAGCGCAAAGAATAAGTTTTAATTTACCGGGTAAATTTAAATCACGAGCTGAAATATCAGCACCATTTTTTTGAATACTAGAGTCTTTAACATGACCTATTTCTATAGAGCATATTTTTGCTGGTGCTTCCATAATTGATAACAGTTTTTCGTATGCTTGGCGAAGATAATCATAACCACCACCATTAGGTAAATCTGCAACTACATCTCTACCGGTGTAGTTTTTACCCATAGGTTTAGATTTATAAATTTCACCTGCAAGAAATGTTGCAATTTTCAATAAAGCTGTAACAGAATCGATAACTACAAAATCGTAATTATGTTTTTGTAATTCTGCAGCAAGCTCTTTAATTATTTCAATACATGTTGCAGGACCATCGGGATGATTTAATACTTCTTTAGGATTAACATTTAGTTTAATACTTGCAATTTTAAGCACATTAACAATATCTCCTGTAACAAAATTAGTACCATCTTCAAAATCAATGATGATTGATTTAGGAAGTCCTGCTACAGCAGTAGTCTTCCCCACTTTAGGAGAAGCAAATAAAAGTAAACGACGTGGATTTACTGATACAGTCGTTTTAGTTTGAATTAAACTCATATTTAAATGTATAGATTAAGATATAAAAATGGTAAAGTAAGTTTTTGCCAAGTCTGTAAAATATTCTGTTAATGTTTGATTAACAGCTATTTTAGTGTCATATGGCGCACCTTGGCTTTTGTAAAAATCCCAATTAGAAATAGTAAAAGAACCACCAATACTGTTTTTTTGTTCATCATGAATAGCATCAAATTGCTTTATTACTTCTGGCTTAAATATTTGAATAGTATTTGGAGGTGTTAATATCATTGGTCTAATTGGTACCATATACGTATAAATAATATTACCTGAATTAGGATTGTATGCTGCAATTGGTTTAATAGGATTAACAAATAATTTTTCATTTAAATAATCTATAGTTCTTATTAGTTTAACAGGATATGCATTATGCGCAAATGTTGCTATAGCAGCTCTGTATTGTCTTAATATTAAAAATGTTGTAATAATAGGTAAAAATTTTACATAAGTATTTTTTTTGTGTGGTGCAACTAAACTTAAATCAGATACTACTTTAATACCGCAACAATCTTGATATTTAGAAATAGACCATTGATATCTGCTTTCACCCCCTGATGCATTACAAATTATTAATTTAAATACAACTCTATCATTTTCATTTGTAAATTTTAAATATACTTCATTTATAATTTTATTTAATTCAGGAGTATCTTTAATAAATTCATTTAATGAAAGTTGAATAGCATCATATTGTTCTTGAAATTCGTATTTTTTCATAATTCTCTAAAATGTGAAACTGCACCGTCAAAATAAAGAGCAGTTTCTTTATTACCATTACTTTCTCGACCTCCTATAATATTGAGGATTCTAAGATTATCTTCATATTTTGATACATTAATACCTCCATACATTGTCATTTTTGCATTGTGCGGAGAAAATATACCAAACGCTATATCAATATCTCTAGCTGTATCTTTGCTATCTGATAAACCGCCAAATGATGGTAGTAAATCACCAAGCTTTTTAGCATCTAACGATTCTTTATCATTAGATTGCTGTTGAATAACTACAGGATTTAACCTAAAGTTATTACGAGCTTTAACAAAATGGGTAGCCGATAATTCATCAATAGCATTTTTTAAAGATTGCCCTTGACGAGGTGTTACTAAAGAAATATGATCTATAATTAATTCGTGTATTTGTTCTGATTTTGAATCAAACTTACTACATATATTAGCAGTATAATTTGCAATTTCAGTAACAGTACGGATATTATCAACGTACTGGACTTTGTCCAAATACTTAATAAAAAATGGTTCATATTTTCTAATAGCTTCTAAAGTTTCGTTATCAAGAGCTTTGTTTTTTGATCGTAATATTGAAGGTGAAATTTTTATAGTACCTTTAGAATCATGATGCAAAAAATAACACATAGCTTGCATCATTTTCTGTTCAGCAGTCATTTCTAAACAAAGATAATCTATTTTAACATCTAGATCTGATTCAGTACTTATACTAAACATTACAGGATGATACACATACATGTAATCTGCAAATTGTGTTTTACCTGCTTTTTTATTAGCTGTTACTAATTCATATTTACCTTTTTCAATACCTGAATAATATTCAGATAGTTTAGGAAACGGACATGGTATAGAATTATATTTACCTTGTTCTACACGTCGTTTTCTATTTTCAATATTAGTTAATACTGAATTAAATAAACTCATAGTAAATTAGATTTGTGTAAAGAATATTCTTCCAATACTGTTTCTAATTTAGAAACTGTAGATCCATTTACAATTTTGTAAATAAAATTTTCTGCATTCATAACATAAGTACTTTCTGTATTTTGTATATAATATGCTGTAGCAGCTAAAATTTCATCAAAAGTTACATCTTTATGAGAATGTAAAAATTGTTTTAATAAACTTACTACAGTTGCTTTAACACCCATGTTACCAACACGAGCATCTTTAAAAAGATGTCTATATTCATTAACACGATTTTCAATATTATTACTTGTATCCAAGATAATATCTGTAAGAATATCGTTTTCATAAAATGGTACATTAAGTATAAATGAAGATTTTATATAATCTCTTGTAATAACTCTGTCTTTTAATAATTTATTTAAATCTTCATCATCAATTGGAATATCCCAATTAAGTTCATGTTTTATACTAAATAAATAACTAGCTACTAGATACGGTATTTTGAACTGGTTGAGGTATTGTAACATCATTGTGCTCATAATAGTATTTTTTATTATTGTAATCAATCGCAACAATTACTCCAAGTTCGTCTTTACTCAATTTTTGAATACCTTGTAAATTACTAAATATTTTAAGTTGTGGATTATTATTTGCCATAAAAGAATTATACAAATATACTCTTTTATGAATAGTACTACATATACTAGTAGATAAATAGTTATAACGTTGTAATTCAGCTAATGCTATATACACATCTTGTAGTTTAATTTCTGGTCTATAGTGTATAGCAATCATAAATAAATCTACAACACTTCTAGAAGTATTATATTTTTTATCACTACCTCCGTGATTTACAGTTCGTTTAAATCTATGACTATATCTTTTTGTAAGATAACAAAAATTTAATTCTAAAATATATTTAATAAAATCAACAGTATTTTCAATTTCTAACAAATATTTTAAACGATCTTCAGGTAGATTTACAAAATAAATGGACGACAAATTTCGCAATTTATCGTCCATTTCATCAAATGAGTTAAATGTATATTTATTACAATTAACTCGTAGTTGTTGGTACATATTGGCTTATATTATTTATTCTTATATACTCAAGATCTAAAGACTCTAGCATTTTATTAAGCCATGTTTCTTCTTGCGTATTTTTAGTTACAAATAGAAATACAACACCTGTTTGATTACTTTGACGCAATCTACCTACTCTTTGAATAAAATCTTTTTCTTTACTGTAATATGAATGAAATATTACATAATTAAGATCTTTTAAATTAACGCCTTGTTTTAGCATTTTAAAAGAACCTATTGTGTTAATATTACCTTTATTAAATTCATCAATAAGGTGTTTATTTACAGATAGTGTATTTTTAGAAGAAACTGTTGGACATATTTTAATTAATTCATCTATACTATTACCAAATACTATAGTCCTGTCAAAATTATACATAGATAAAAGTTTGATTACTTGTCGAGTTTTAGACTTTAATCCATACAACAGATTATTACGTCTATTTCCCCAGTATCTAATTGTAAACTGATTTCCTGAAAATAAAGATTGTTTGTATCGCATATTAGCATACGTATATGCTTCATATTCTGTTTGATAAAATGTTTGCTCTTTACCATTTTTATCTTTATACGATACAGCAATGTCTTTAGTTTTATTATCTAATTCGTGATCTACAATTATAATTTTTAATTTACGAGCTGTTTTATCTAATTGACCATCTTTAATTGAATATGTAGCACATATCGGTGCTATTGTATTTAACATGTCAAGTTTTGTATACTCGTTCCCTACTTCATCAGTATATGAAGTTTTTTTATCAATAGTTGCACTTAAACCAAGTAAATGAGTATATCTATTATTAGTATAATACTTAAAATACTCAGGTGTAAGAGAGTCATGAATTTCATCCGCTACTACCATATCGTGATACAATCCTGCTTTTTTATAAGCAGATTGATAACATAGAAAACTAACTTTATGATGTGATCTAATATTATAACCAAACATCTCACGATATTTAGCCATATCTTCTTCTATATTTTGTTCACGCATAGTTGTTTCTGCCAAAAACAATACAGACTTGGGTTTTAACAATTTTATCAAATGAAATGATATAAATGTTTTACCCAAGCCTGTTATTGCTTCAATTGTTACACGAAGACGTCCATGCTCGTCTAAAGAATTTATTGCTCTGTCTACGAGCATTTGTTGAACTTCGCTTTGATTCATTTTAACCGCATTTAGAACTACCGCATTCTTTACACTTTTGACAACCTTCTTCATAAACGATAGCTTTACTACCACAATCTAAACATGTAGCTGTAGAAGTAGTACCATCTGGAATATATTGTTTAAGTGTTCTTGCAATAGCTTTTGTAAAACTATTTAATTCGCCATCTGTTTTTAATAGTTGCTCTACAATAAATTTAATATCTGCACCATGTCGTAATGATGTAGAAATAAGTCTTGTAATAGCTTGTTGTTCATCCGACATTGATTTAGTAATATCATTAACAATACTAAATTCATTATCAAGTGTACAAGTTAAATTGTAAACTCCACGACTTTTCTTTTTTAAAAATCCTGTTTTATATCCTGAACATAAAATATTAGGAATACAGAATACTTCGTATGGTTTACGATCTAATAAACCTACTAAAATAGTGTAAGGTTCAGCTTTTGCTTTAATATGATAAATATCTACATGCAATTCTTCAGGACGTTTAGGAGCGTCTCGATATTCAAATACATCTGCTTTTTTAGCATCTATTTGAACTAGTACTCCTGTACGACATCCATCTCTATAAATAGTTGTACCTTTTAAACCTTTTTTCCACGATTCAGTATAAATAGTTGCAACTTCATCTACTGTAACTTCGTTAGGTAAATTAATTGTACTACTTATACTATGTGTAGTATATTTTTGAATTATACCTTGAATTTCAACACGTTTAGTCCAATCTATATCATTAGCAGTTGATTCGTACCAAGGTGATAGTGCAAATAAACTTTGTATTTCATCATTAGACATTGCTTGAATTATTTCACAAGCAGTATCATAAGGAGTACTTGTAAATACACTATACCAATTAATAAATTTAGGATGCACTACAGGATATTCCATCCAAGTATCACCATTTTGATCTGTAAAATCAACACGTACTCCAGAATCTCCTGGATTTACTTTTTTTCTCCTCATATAACCCCAATTAAACAATGGTTCTAATCCGCTAGTTGTTTGTGTGAGGATACTTACGGAACCTGTTGGGGCAACTGTTGAAAATGATACATTACGCCTGCCTTGTTCAATCATTCGTAATACTTCAGGATAAAAGTTATCAACTAACATTTGGTAAAATTGATTTTTACCTTTAATTGATGTTATTTTATCTTTGTTATCACGTACAATATCAAATTCAGCATTAGCATCAAATCCTATAAACGCACCATATTGCTCTGCCATATTAATAGAAGCATTTAACTCAGCTTTAAACTTAGTTTTCATTACTTCTTCAATAATTGATAGTGCTTCATTAGAATCGTATTTAATTCTTAAAGCGGCAAGCATATCACCTAAACCAGTAAATCCGCAACCTGTACGTCTACCAGATTTTGTAATGTACCTGATATTTTCCCATAGACTATATTCAGTATTATAGATAGACGGATCATCGCAATTAACACGATCATTATCAATTTTATCTAAAATTCTGTTTATATGTTCTACTTCAAGATCAATTACACCATCAGCTAATACTTGTTGATTATACGACATTTCATATAATTTCTGATAGTCAATACGAGCATCTTTAGTAAAAGGATTATTTACAAATGAATATAAATTTAACGCTATTAAACGACAAGCATCATATTTACCCATAAAGATTTCTCCGCATGGATTTGTAGTGATTCCTTTATATTCAGGATATACAGTATCGGGAGAATAATCCCAATGCTTATCAATAAATATAATTCCTGGTTCGGCAGACGCCCAAGCTGCTTGAATAATTTGATCATAAATAGCTTTAGCGTTTACTTTTTTTGTATAAACAGTTATGTTGTCTACATTAAATTGTTCATAATTGTCAGAAGCATTTTTTAATACTTCATCATTATCATAATCACACGGCCATCGAAGTACATAATCTTCATTATTAGTAACTGCTTTCATAAAATCATCGCGAAGCATTACACTAATATTAGCACCAGTTACTTTAGTAAGATCTTTTTTAATGTTTATAAAATGTTCAACATCAGGATGTCGTACATCTATTGAAATCATTAAAGCACCCCTACGTCCATTTTGAGCAACTTCTCTAGTACTATTAGAGTACCTATCCATAAAAGATACAGCTCCTGTCGATGATCCTGCAGCATTTGTAACTGGAGAATTAGCCGGCCTAAGTGTAGAAATATCAATACCTACACCACCACGTCGTTTCATTAACTGAACTAATTCTTCATCTTTACGCATAATACCTGAATAAGAATCATGAGGCTGACCAACTACAAAACAATTAGATAAACTAGCTATTTTGTAATTTTTACCTAATGTAGCCATTATACTACCTTGAGGAATAATGTATTTAAAATGATCAAACATAACCATTATTTCATCATATGAAAGTTTAGTAACACGAGCAAATTCTCGTGCCATTCTTTCATGCATATCTTTAGGCGTAACATCCGCCTTATCAGAATATTTACCTTGCCATACTGACATGGCAAGTTCATCATTATTAAAATATGCTTTTAACATATTGAAAGGATTAAATGTGAATTTAAATTTATTTTTTAAGTTTTTTAACTAAACGAAAGCCAAGAAAAGTAAAACGATGATTTTTCTCATAGTAAACACGTACATTTATTTTACAAACTTCAATAACAGTACCATAAGAACCACCATAAATAAAAATATTATCCATGTTTTAATGTTTTAATTAAACGGAACCCCAAGCCGCCGTAGCGGTAGTCGGGCGTGTCGCCGCTGCGATCCGCCACCCGGCAGTACTGCGGGTAGCCGTACCACGACCCGCCGCGAATATACTTATAATTCATTATTTCAGTTTTTTAATTAAACGAAATCCTAAGACTTTGTAGCGGTGATCCAGCTCGTCTAAGTACTGAAAATCGGGCAAGCAACCGATTGCTAGGCTACCATAGCTACCACCACGAATATACTTATAATTCATGTTTTAACTGTTTTAATAAGTCTAAACCCAACATAATTACAACAATATTGTTGATGACTCCACAATCGATCTGATGATTTACACGCTAGATTATTACTAATCCACGATCCACCATAATTAATAAGATAATTTTTCATGATTTTAATGATTTAGTTAAACGAAAGCCAATGTATTGTGTCCTGAATGACGGTCGATAAGTTGTGCGAAAATCAGTACGGCAAAATTTTAGATTAAAATTATCCCAACAACCTCCAAAAATAATAAATGTATTCATGATTTTAATATTTTAATTAATCGAAATCCAACATACAAATATTTGTAAATTGCTTTATTTCTAACATGTTCTGATGAACGATCAACTATTAAACAATTTTGATGATAAACACCTGTTCCTTTTATAGTTATTTGGTTCATAATTTTAATGATTTAGTTAAACGAAATCCTAAAGCGTTAGCATGATAATCCAATATACTAAGATTGCGATAAACTGTAAGACAACCGTAGTTAAAACTGCTACATCCACCGCCGCGAATGTTAAAATATTTTTACATTTTAATGTTTTAATTAGACGAAAACCAACTATGTTGCTACGACACTCATGTACACCGATGTCACGATATAATACTCGACAACGCTCGGGAACGTTAATCCAGCTACCGCTACAAAGAATAAAGGTATTCATTATTTCAGTTTTTTAATTAAACGGAAGCCAATGCTGAAGTTGCGGAAGTCCGAATCGTCCCAGCCCCGAAACGCTACCCGGCAGTACTCCGGGGAGCGGTTCCAACTACCTCCAACAATATTAAAGTATTTCATTATTTTAATGTTTTAATTAAGCGAAAGCCCAAAAAGTTGAAGCGGCGGTCCGGCCCGCTGATGAAGCGATCCGATGCGCGGCAGAACCTGGCAGTGTTGAGCCAGCCGCCGCTAAAAACTACAAATGTATTCATTATTTTAATGTTTTAATTAAGCGAAAGCCGAGATGGCTGAAGCGGTAGTCCGGCCCGTAGAAGTTGCGATACGAAGCGCAGCAGTACACGGCATTGATGACCCAGCTGCCGCCTTTTATAATAAAGTATTTCATTATTTAAGTTTTTTGATTAATCGAAAACCAAGATATTTTTCGCAATATCTTAATTTATCATAACTAGATATTGTTATACGGCAGTTTGTAATACTATTATAACTACCGCCTTTAATTATAATTTGTTTCATTGTCAAGTAGTGTTAAAATTTAAAAAGGGGGCTGCTGTTAACAACCCCCTTAAAAAATTATTTAGGTAGTGGCATGTTTTGATCTACGGACTGAGGAATTCGTTTGTTACGATAAAAATCAATAAAGTTTTGATTTGTAACGTTTGGAACAATAGGTCCATAGACACTATTAGTCCATTCCCACACGTTGCCGCTCATATCATACAGACCAATTGAATTTGGTTTTTTCAAACCAACAGGATGTGTTTCTCCGCCGGAATTTCCATAATACCATGCAACTTCGTCAATATTATCAGAACCTGCGTATTTATGTGAAGTCATTTCATGACCTCCCCTTGCAGCATATTCCCACTGTTCTTCTGTTGGTAATTCATATTTATACTTAGGATCTAACTCATTAAGTTTTGCAATAAATTTTTTGATATCGTTGTAAGATATATTTTCAACAGGTCGATTTTCCCAATCAGGACGATTTTTAAAATACGATGGATTTTCACCCATCACATCTACCCATTGTTTTTGGGTAACAAGAAATGTTGTCATTTCAAAATTTTCAGCAATCTCAACCATTTTGTTACGATTGGGACCGAAAAGAAATTTACCAGCAAGTACTTTTATAGTGCTGAAATTTGGGAGTGTTGGTTTAAAACCTTTTGGTTTAGCCATTTTGAAATTTTTTTAAAATAGTGAATGTTTTGGTTTAAATTTAACTACTTCGTTATTTGCTTGAACGATGTAGTATTGATAATTAATATTATAATCTTTTGGATTAGTACTTTGAACTTGATTTAATAATTGACTATAATATGATTTTCCTTTTTGAGGATGCGCATTGAGATATTCATACGATCCTTTTGAATATACTTTTTTAAATATCATACCTGTTTTAGATATGATATATCTTATTGTCTTTGGTAATTTAGTTACAGTATTATTATTTGTGATACCTATAAAAGAACTATCTTGTTTAGCCCTAACGCCTATACAATAATCAAAAATATTATCACCATTAATAATTGTATCTTCTACAGGTGTGTTATACAAAAAATAATTATAAATAGCTTTTCTAACTATTAATTCAGATTTATTTTTATGTAACGGTAAATTTTCAAACTCAAAACTACCTTTACATTTTGCTTTACCATTAGTATAAATTGCAATATAATTGTTGACATCTCGAATAATCATTTTACTATAATAAGCGTATTCTAATTGAAGTCTAGTTATAGACTCCCATTGTTTACAAATATTATAATATTCTGATTCATGTTGTTTTCTAAGTTTACAAGTTAAACCGTCTGTATTTATTTGAATAAGTGTCAAATCAGGTATTTCCATTAATTGTTCAGCTAACATTGTTAACATTAACTGACCATTAATAGTTGTAGATAATGTATATTTAAAATCACGTAACCAAGAAGTTTCTTCATTACTTTTACCGTAGACACTATTAGCAGCTTCTTTATAACCGGCAACAATAACAAAATCTCCATTTTTACCTTTTGCTTTTTCACGTAATCTTACATCTACAATATCTTCTTTGTAAACTCTACTAAATTCTTCTCCTAAATGTTCAGGATATAAATTATTTACTGTAGCTATACTTGGGTATAGTGCATACCCTCTGAATATTTCTATTCAGTTTGGACTTTATCATCAATTAAAACCTTATTCCACCAATATCCATACATACTTGGTTTTTCACCACTACATACTGCATAAATATTGTGTCGTTTGTAATCAGGGTTTTGCTCTAACAATTCATAAACGGTATTCCATCTTTTTATTAAAGTTTGTTTATCTTTAGTATATTGATCTATATAATATTTAGTTATTTTTTGAGATTGCTTTAATATATCCTGTTTTTTAATTTCAGGATTATTTTCATATTTTTGTTTTCTAGTATATACACCTTTTACTTGAATTTCATATGGAACTTTTTTTCTATTACCTTCTTTAAAAGTTTTTAATATCTTTTCTGACATTATTTTCTTTTGTTCTTCTGTCCATTTATTATTAAAATTTGGATTGAGTTCTCCTTTCATTCTTTTTTTTAATAATTCTCTTGTTTTTTCATGAACAAAAGATTGGGAAGAAGAATCTTGTCTAAGATTATATCCATAATTTAAATCAGTAGTATTGTAATACTTCATCCAATATAATTCTCTGTCTTTAATATTATTTTGAAAATTTTCTGAATGAATATCTATTTCTTCTAAAATTTCATATATAAAATTATTTTTTCCATATTTATGCCAAGAATTAATTAAATATCTATTACAATCTTTAGATTTACTAGTTAACCCGCAAATATGATTTGCAATTCTATTATTAATATTAATTGATTTTCCAATATACCTTTTTCCGTTTATTATATTGATAATGCAATAAATTCCCGATTTGTTTTTAAGTTGTTTGTTTATCTTCATATCTTTTTTAAATTTATTACAAAGATACGACGTTTCTTCTCTATATCCAAATATTTTAACAACTTTAACAAAACTTTAACGTTTTAATGCTTCCTGTTAAGTCTCTGAACCTTATTCTCATATTTTTGTGAGAATCTTGGCTGCGGATTGACCAATACTTTCTCTTTTTACTATACTCAATTGATTAGATTGACCACTATATACATCACTGTCATAGTTTAGTAAGAAAGTCTCTAAGGTTATTCCCGCAATTTAAGAAGTTTTAGTTGCGCCACTTTAACGCAACATCGGCATCAAGAATTATCCAATCATTGTCAGCATTTACAATTTCAGTATTTACACTACCATGTATACCGCCTTTACCATAATCAAATTGAAATCCTTTATAAATAAAAGATTTATTAAATTTTTCTGTTGGTTCAATATTTTTATCTTTAAACCAATTTAATAAACCTTGTAATTCTATATTTTTAAATTGTATATACGGAAAAAGTATATCTTTTACATATACATTTGTACGTATAGTTTGTTTTTTACTAATTTCTTTTTTATTAGCTTTAACTGCTTTACAGTATAAATCTAACATTAATTCTGATCCTATTTTACTATTACTAGCATTTATAAAATTTATACCATATTTGCTAGTTAAACTTATTCTTAACTGTAATTCTTTTTCATACAGTTTAAATAATTGATCTGTAGCATTTACATCATTAATACAATATTTTATAGTAGCATCAGCTTCTTCTCTTGAATTAACATGACCATGATAAGGCATATCTTCAAGATTTGGCCAATCAACCATAAATTCACACCATTTTAAACTTACCATTCTGTTTTTATTATCAAGATGTAATATCTTGTAAATATCAACATTAAATATAGTTCGTTTGTATATAGGAACAATTATTTCTTCTTGTTCAATTATTCTTACTGTATATTCATGAATTTGTTTAGCAGTTAACTTTCTTAATTTTAACAGTTCGATAATTTGACCATCAAAATTTAAATTGTTATATCCGCGTAAAGAATTAACAGTTTTTAAAAAAGCTACTAATTCATTATACTCATTTTTCCAATCACTTATTTCAAAGATTTTATAATTATCTTCATTTTTAAATACAGCACAAAAGAAATTAGGTAGAGTTTCTACATCATAAGTCCAATTTGCCATAAGAAATATTGACTATCTTTAATTGCATTGCAAAATTATTTTTACAATATTGTTTCCAATATTTTGATGTATAATGATCTGGAGTTTCCAATCGTCTAAGAAATATTTGAATTCCTAACTTTAACTTTTTGTCTTCAGTATTTTTAAATACTTCTTTTAGATTAGCAATTCTTAACCTTAATTTATTAGTTTCTAGATTTAATTGACGTTTATCAATTAAACCTGGAATACCAGTAGTATATGCTAATATACCATCAGTATGATAATTTGGAGGATCTTTGGGTTCATTTACTGATTGCTGATAAGGTTTATTACTAGCTTCCTCTGCGGGAATGCGAAATACATAGTGTTTTCTAACACCACTTTTAGTTTCACATTCCCAAACTTCTCCAGCGTATTTAACTCCATCATGCATTTTATACATAATGTAGTTATTATAACCTCTAAGACCTAAAAATTTAATTTTTTTAACTAATTCACCAGCATTATCTCTATGAGATGACCAATATGTATATGCCCATTCCCATTGTATTTTACTCATATTATTATTGAGTAGTATAGATCGCGAATAAACTTGTTTTTACTATGATTTATTCTAGCATCTTGAAATAATACAAAATCAATAGCAGTAATTAATTTGTCATGATTTTTGTCTAATGCTTTTAAATATTTATTACTTGTAGAAGAAAGAATATCTTTACCATAATTACTAGGTGAAAAATTAATAATATGAAAGTCAATAGGTGTTTTCATAGATTTTAAAAATCTACGATTTACACTTCTTAAAAACTTTTCATGAATTTTTATTTGTTCACTTACATTCATATTAGTATATTCTTCAGGATTTGTTTTTAAGTTTAATAAATTTGTTACAGTTATCTGATGAATACCAACACTATTATCTCCTGACTTAACATTAGTTTTTAAACCAGATTCACAATAAGCTACAATAGTAGCTGCTCTTGCAAATTCAGTTGGTGAAATACTAATTAGACTATCTTTTAATAATCTTTCCCCACATTTTGTGTATTCAAAAAATACACGTTCTTCAAAACTTATAGGTTGAATTGAGTCTGTTTTTATTGTTCTGGCGGGGATCTCATAATGATAATTTTTTACAACAGTACAGTTTGTAAGCACTATTGTAATAAGTAAAATTAAATGTTTCATAAAAGGTAAAATTAAAAGACTGGAGATTTAAATAAAAAACCTCCAGTCTAATAAATGAATAATTATTCAACGTTTTCGTTCAGCCAATTTTTCAAGGCAACTGCACGTTCATACATGTCAGTTTTACCTCCCGGGGTAATTTTGTTTTTGATCATTTCACGAAGAGCGTCACCTGCTGTAAAGAGCATTGCAAAAGCAGCATTTACATTATTTGATGCAATTCGTCTGTAATCGGGACTGTTTTGAATGGCTTGAAGTGCTACTTTTTCTCCAAACGGAGTAAGTTTACCTTCAGGTGTTACATACCCTTGTTGTGTCAGTTCTTCTAAACCTTTTGTAAAGATTTCGGAACCTGTCCAATTAGGGTCAAACAGCGTATCCATAAATGGAGATGCTGCTTTTTCTTCGTCACGACGTGGAGAAGTGCGAATCATTGTGGCGATTAACACCATTGTAGAGATCAATGATCTCTTAGTACTTACTGGAACTTGATTGTCTGTTGTTGACATATAAAAAAAGTTTTAAAATTACAAAATTAAAAAAATACTGCTAGAAACCCACCTTCTAGATCAATTCTATTTGCAAACCACCCTTCACAATGATAAGATATAATAGAATTGGTTTTTCTTAAACTACAGTATTTAGCTATACAGGTCATCTTCTTGACTAATAGGCCAGCATAATGTTTACATCATGTTCGCCCGGAATCGCACCGTATTTAAATCAATGCTGTATAGTTGGTAGGGAGGGAAGGACTCGAACCTTCAATTAAGAGCTCTACCTTTGAGCTACCTCCCAATAAAATTAGCAATCTCCGTTACACGGATATTCACAAGTACCAAAATAACTACATTTTTGAGTGTAACCAGTTGGTGAACTTGAATCTTCCCATGCACCTGAAATAATAAGCCATGAATTACCATATTTTTTTGCTGATGATAATGGTAATAAATTACACCAATTATCTTCTTGTCGAACTAGATTAACTCGATCACGATAAGATTTATTACGAGCTTCTTTACGTTTATTAGCTCGTTCTTTACGCTTTTGAATCTTTTCGCTACGTTTCATAACTAATTAATGATTTTATAAACTAAACCCACATTAATAGCAAAGTTTGTCATTCTTGCTGGTTTTGTTTTATAAGCACTAACATCAATTTCCCAAATTCCTTCTAATTGTACAGCACAATTTCGAATAAAAGTATAATTAATACCACTATTTACTCTTAAAATATGCCCGTAATTGATACCTAAATCATTTGCAACAAACCATTCTCTAAGAAGATTTTTAGCTTTTCGATTGTGCATACTGTTAATTAGAGTTTGTGTTCCCCAACCCCAGTCTTTTACAAACTTGTATCCGCAAAAGAAATTTATAAACAAATCATCTTCAATATAAAATTTATCAAACAATCCTAATTCAACTCCAACACGTGGTGCAGTAATAGTAGATGGCGATGTTGCTATTTCTACGTTTACAGAAAATGGTAAATTTTCAGGTTTGACAAATATTTTAGCTCCTGCACGAGGTTGATATACATTAGTATTAATACGATATACTTCTTTAAATTTTTCAAATGTATATTCTTCAGTATCTGGTACAAAAATTGAAATAGATTTGTACAACGGATAATAATTAGTTGTTTCTAAATTTGCTTTATGTGTTAATACACCTACACCTCCAAATACACTAACATAACTTTTAATTTGAGCATTAACTATAGTAGATAAAAAAAGTAAAAATAAAAAAAGAATTTTTTTCATTAATTTAATTTTTGTAAATTGAATTTATTAGTGACCAAGACAGGATTCGAACCTGTACGGGATTCTGAGTCATTACTTCCTCTCGATGTTCCTCCCAGTATATTTCAACTTACGTCTACCATTTCGCCACTTGGTCAAATTAAAAAATAAAATAAAAACCTTTCCGGTGGGTCACAACTCCCACGTCTCTTCACGTTGTTTGAAGTATTCTGTGTGTACCATACTTGAACTACGGAAAGATTTGAGGATGAGAAGTCCTCTGTGTTGTAGTGAGTCTTTTACGTAGAGCTACTACTTCATAAACTTACACTCTGAATAACCATTCCTTTCTCAAGGGAACAACACTTTGTGGTCAGGGAGGGATTTGAACCCTCAAGCACTTTTCTGTGTTCTCTTTACCCAAGCTGGCCTGCTTTGGAGATACTTACTGTGGCATGAGCAGATTAAATCTGTCGATAGGGTGCTTACACCAGTGCGTCTATATTCCGCCACCTGACCATATATTATCTTGTTTCTACTTTTATGTGAAATAATTTATCAGATAAATTTTTTTCATCAATAATATCACGAATTTGTTCTGCAACTTTTTTATGGTTATAACCAAATACTTCAATACAATACTTTGCTTTACCATAATTTTTACTTTTCCAAGTAGGGTTAAAATATGATAATAAATTATCATTTACATGTTTAACTTCATTAGTTTCAGTTGATACATAAAATGTTTCTGAATGTGGCATATTATTTTATTTTTTTATTTTATAAACAGTTTATAAAGTAAAAATCCAACAGTAGTTAACCAAGCTGAAAGTATCATGCACAAGGCTATAATTGCTATTATTTTTATATATATTGCAGCAAATATAAATATAGTTAAAACTATAAAAATAATAATTAATGTTAAGATATTTTTTTTCATATTGATAATGTTAATTAAGGCTGTTTTCCAACGATCACATTTAACATTACTTACACACCTCCTAGTGGAGATGCGGGATTCGAACCCTATTGTAATGCACCTTGATATTATTATAGTCAAAACAGGATTCGATACCTGTACGATGCTCACCCAATCCCAAGCCATCCAGCTACGTTGCTCTTTTTACGGAAAGTTTTATTCGGATGATTACAATTAGTATCTCATCTAATTACATCTTTGCTTAGCGTCTATCTTCCGCCACTTGACTATGTTTTGTACCCGGAACAGGACTCGAACCTACATTGTTGTACACCATCCGTAAATAGGTTTTATCTTTAATGTGGGCTTTCTCTTCCCAGAGTGCTTCTCCACAACTTTACGAGCGTCTAACCAATTCCGCCACCTGACCTTAAAATCTAATTCTATGCTGCCATCAAAGGCTCTATGAATTAGTAACAGTCTAATACCACACCAAACCCTTTCACGGGTACGGGGTCTTGGTTATACCGCGTTCTCCGGCATGCTCGGAGCGATTATATGGTGTGGATATTCGTACCCGGAACAGGACTTGAACCTGTACAACCTTTTGGGTCAAGGGATTTTAAGTCCCTCGTGTCTACCATTTCACCACCCGGGCATTAATGTGGGTAAGAAGGGATTCGAACCCTCAATCCATAATGGCAACAGATTTTAAGTCTGTCGTGTATACCAGTTCCACCACTTACCCATTGCTAGAGTATTGCTACTCTAGCTTGTGCATTTAAACTACTTCAAATGCGTCTGCAGTTGCTTTTACCAGATTTATAACTTCTGGTTTAGCATTGGCAGCTTTGCGCTGATCAGTTTCTGTAATTACAGAAACAGTTGCACGACCGGCAACAAGTTGAGTGTGACGATAGATGGGTTTACTACCAAACGTTTGTACTTCACCTGTTGCAGGATTGATTTTTGGTTGCTGATTAGGAGCCGCCGGGTTTTGTGTAGTGTTCTCGATAACTTCGATGTTTACTTCTTGACCCAGTTCAGCAACCAGTTTGTCCGGCGTAGGCCATTGATCAAAAGGAAGTTGAGAATAATCCGCATTGATTGTACCAAAAAGTGTTTGTGCTATATCCGCATTGAAGGATAAGAGCGCCATAACGATGCCAGAACCACCAGGATTACCCTGAGCGATTGCCACAAGACGATTTCCGCCTCCAGCGTTAGCATCAATCACGTCTTTCTGTGCAAATTGTACAGTGACTTGATTTTTTTTGGAATTTGAATTTTGTTTGATTGAACGGATTCTTACTTGACTAGCCATAAAATTGAAATTGAAAAATGAAATGAAAAAATGAAAAGAAATTAACGCAAGTTTAATTTTACAATTAAATTTGCGTATTTTTTATAAGCAGGCTCTAAAACTTCTTTATTACCGTCAAATGCAATTACTCGCATTTTAACAGGATAATGTTTAGTTTTAGAAAACTTTTTATTTAATAAGTTACTATATTGACTAATAATATTAGTCATTTCTTGTTCGTATTGTTTACGAACATCTTCTACAAGAGAGTCATTGTTGAGATTCTCTCTTACAACTTTGTTTTTAGCTTCTAGCGCTTCAAATTCAATTTTACGTTCATTAAATTCTTGATAAAACACTGCTTCACAAAGTTTACCGGATACGATTTTACCTATCATAGTATTTTTACTTCTAGGTAAATAAAATTTATCTTGAGATTTGTCGTAATATATAATCATAATGTTGAGTTTTAGTAGGACGTTCAGGACTCGAACCTGAATAAGACCTTTTTCGGTTATGTTACCAATTACATCAACGTCCTGTAAGAGGCTTCAGGAATTTAACCTGATAATTAAGTACCCATGACACCTCTGTTTAATGCTCGGATATAGCCTAGAATTCACCGAGTCATTGTATTTTAATTGTGCAGTATTCTATATACTGCACTAGCATATTCTTTAATATTTTCGTCAGCCGTACCATCATCAATTTTAGAAATTATTTCATGATTAATAAGCCTTCTAGAAGGATCTCTATCATTACTATTTTCGTAATTATTTACCAATTCTTTGTTAGAAATTGGTGGAATATTAATTGATTCTGGTACTCCTTTTGCCCTAAGAGCATTGTGATATTTTGCCATTACTGTTTCAATTTAAAGTAAACGCGTTTGTTTACTTCCCCTACGTAAGGGTGTTCTACTACTACGTATACTTCTGAAGGTGCTCCGGTGCTAGCGTAGAGCTGCCAATACGCTCCTTGAGTGTATACTTCATGGATCGCATTAGCTAGTTCAAAGCTGTAATCTTTCCCGTCTAACATCACTGGCGTAATTAGTATGCCAGTATTGTAGTTAAGGATTTGTTCTTCAAAATTTCCGTAACTATCAGAATGATATTTGAGAACTCTTTTGTTTAAGTCAAACTGAAAAATTACGTTGTCGTAATTTGCAGTCAAAACTTGAAGTCGGTTATCAACACTGTTGACAACATCTGTCTGGATATTAAATCCAGATTGAGCGTTTACAGTTATTACTGCAAACATTAAAATACAAAATGCTGCTATGATTTTACGCATGTATTTACTGGTTTTGTATCCTCTTCGAGGATGGTTAAAATTAACAAATCAGTTTTCTTTGGCTTTTCTGGTGGTGGTGGGTATAAATTACAAATACACAATTTATATCCACATTTTCTACATACTTCTGGATTGAAGTGAGTATAAACAAGATTTGTTGTTAATGCTTTGTTCATACCTTTCAATGCTATAGCAATCGTTCCTAAGTATATGATAAGCGAAAATGTTTTAAAAACATTAACGTATACATCAGGTATACCAAGTATACTAGGTTTAAATATTATCAACATTAATGTAATAATATTTAAAAGTACATTTACTATAAGTAATTTTTTCATGAGTTGATTAATTTAGAGGGCCCTGGGAGATTCGAACTCCCATTTCTCAAATAAGTTTGAGGTTCTACCTTGTCTTCATTGAGACTTTAAACTAAGGGCCCTTTCTTTTTATATTGGTAATTTACCAACATATCTACTTTGAACTTTCAATACCTTTTTTGCTAATTCTAGCGTTGGTATTGGTCCAATATACTTGTAAAACTTATTCGGTTTTGCAATGATTTTTAAATTAACTAAAATCATTGCGGCTGTAGTTGACACTTGATACGTGTTTTTAAAATGATTCATACTGGATACATTTAAATTATCCAGATTAATGTATAAATCATTTAACATGTTCAAGTATTTTTTTACGGTATGATCATGATTTTTTTTCACAAATGAATTTTCTTTCTATGAAATTAAAATCAAGCCATAGTGTCCATCTTCCGTCATCATTTGTCAGCTTTATAGCTAAATCATGATGATTAGGAAACTTTTTTCGAAGCATACGCCTTGTTTTGACGTATGCTTCTTCTTTCGTTTTGTAATCCACTGTGTTTGATAACACAGGATCGGGATCAATAATCCATTTCTGGAATTCTTTTACCTGGACCATATTCTTTATTTTTCAATAAAAGAATAGGTACAGTCTGATGGCCGGCTGCCTATACCCTCGATCAGAGCATACGCATGCTCTTTTTGCCAATATTCAAATCTCTTTTGGAGATTGAATTTTGGCGGCATTGGAACGGGCTTTTCTTCCAATATTGCTTTTGCTTTGGCTGCCGTGTATTCTGACATCAATCTTTTGTCAGCAGGCGTAGGCGTAAGCAACCAATCTCTTTGAAGATCGACACTTACTTTTGCCAAATAATGAGCAGTATTGGGAACACGAACTTTGACAACAATATCATTGTTATCTTCATCCTTTTGGATAGCCTCGACTATCCTCACGCCTCTTCCCGGCATCTCAATTTTGAGAATCCGTTCGGTCAGCGAATTGAAATTGATTTTCATATCTTTAATAGATGTGAACTATGATATTCAGCATCCCATTTGTTTCTTTCTTCTATAGCCGCAATAGCAGCACTTATTGAAGTATCTTTACTAACTAAATCCCACATTTTTTGTGCAATTGTTTGAATTTCTAATTGCGCATGTGGACTATTTCGTAAAAACATAAAATGAGCTAAACTACGCAAATTAAATGTAACATCAGATTGTATTTCTGAATTGTATAATTTAAAATATCTAGCAGATTCTTTAGCTCTTTGTCTACCATAAATTGGCTCTAATACTTTAATAGCATAATGATATAAATCGTTCATATATGCAGTAGCACTTTCAAGTTGTTGTTGCAACTCTTCAGGCCAATCATTAGGTATATAATATTTATCTTCTTTCAGCTCTTTATACCTTGCTGATTCAGTGTTAATAGATACTGCAATTCTATGTTTTAAGAATTGAATATGACTGGCAATATCCATATTAATAATAAAATCAATTGTAACTTTTTCGAAAGGTGTTTCATGTCTTTCAAGCCACAATCTTCTTACAAAAGCGGGTATACGCTCTTGTTTTTGCGGTGTAATTTGAGAATTTGTACTAGCCCAAGCAGCTTGTGCAATTCTTCTATCATTACCGCTTACTCCTAAGAGTTCAACTGTAATCATAATTAAGGATTAAACCGAAAATACAAGCCCGATATAATATCGAGCTTGTAAATGAAATCGGTTGTGAAAAGATATAGCACCCTAACATTTTATTAGGGTCTAGCTGAGAACTTCCTACAGTTTACTAGCAACATATCTCATACATTTGCATCTGTATCTTATATTACTATAAGATTTCAATCAGGATTTAGTTTGTTTTCATTAGCATTGCTATATATAATATAAATACAGCAAGTGCTAATGATATGGTTTTCAATAATGACCATACGAAATGAGGTTCGTATACGTCATTTTTAAAAGGGTTTTGCAACCATTTATCTTTGTGTTTATCTGTTTGATTAGCAGAAAGCACAAAGATAAGAAATAAAACTAAACTAAGTATTATCATTATTATTTTTATTTAAATTTATTACTCTTTTAATAAGAGCTTTATGTTTAAACTCATATTGTTTATCGGTAGGTTTTAATTTTTTCATACCTTTATAATAATGATATACTTGTTTTAATGTAATAAATACTCCTTCAGGAAGAATATTTTTACAAGTATCATCCAATATTATATATGTATTGTATTCAGGATACATTGATACTAATCTTGGCGTAAAACTTAGGTTACCATCATGTTTTTGAATAAGCTTTAAACACCAATCGGCAAAATCTTGTACATCTTGATGAGTCATAATTCTTTTTCTTTTTCCATGGTTTAATTTATTTATAGCAATTCATTATCATACTAACAATTAATAAAATAAAACCTGCAAGCATTTGAAAAAATAAATACACCGTAAAAACAAATACGCTAAATTTTGTAATAAACCACATGTTATGAGGTCTATCAAATAATGCAATATAATTAATAACATTATTATTTACATCACGACCAGATTTTAATGTTAATTTTGATTCTTTACGATACCAAAACCAATTTAGAAAAATGATTAAATATGTAAATGCAACAGTTCTACAATAAATAATTTCTGCTATTAAAGCATATTTACAAATAATTTCTAAATGTTCCATAATTAAAAAATATATCTTACATAATTCCAAGGAATAATATCCTTATGAATTTGTAAGAATTGGTGAATGTAATTTGTTTTTAAAATATGATGATATCTTAAATTAATACCACCATATTGAGATTGTTTAGTTTCCTGAATATCAGGATTCCATATCAAGTTTTCACCTGATAAATTATTATTTATGTTATAAAGATGTTTATCAGCATTATGAGTTAAAAATATAACTTCAGCTTTTACTATATCTTTATGTTTAACATTTTCATCAACAAGTTGGAATAATTGCTCATAATATTTTAGCCAATTATCTGTTACAATAACAGGACTAAAATTAATATGCACATCATATCCTGCATCTATAAATTTATCAATAGCTTTTATTCTATCAATAATTTTAGATGTGTTAGGTTCTAATTCATCTGCAAATATTTGAGGCATTAAACTAAATCTTACTCTAATTTTTTGTTTAGAGTTATAATTTAAGAATGCTTCATTTACATATTTAGTAGCAAAAGAACCAAATGCTACAGGATGATCTACAAAGAATTCAAATATTCTTTGCCAATCATGATACTTTGCATGTAACGCAAAGTCTTCATTACAAGATATATCATATGTGATATACTTGTCATGAGTTTGATTTGGTTTATCAACATGAGTAAAATACGCATGTTGATTAATAGCTGTTAATATATCACCTATATTAGTAGCTATTGTTAATCCTTCTGGTAGATGACGTTTCATATAACAGTATGTACAGTTATATAAACAACCATATCCAAAAGATGGACTTATAAAATCAGTGCTTCTACCGCTTTCACGTATTAGCATTGATTTTCTTTTTATGTGTTCTATCATGATTAAAATGAAAAAAGCTTGCAAGATTACCAAAGTAAGAGCTTGCAAGCCAGCCGGGATGTTATTGTTTTAAAAACGACCTCTACATTTTGAAACATTTACAGGTTTCGGTTTGTTGTCGTTTTGACCTGGACATCCTTGTTTAGAAGATGAACAGGAGCTCATAGCAATTGTAATTGCTACAAGCATTGTGATGAAAAAATAAAATGCTTTTTTCATTTTGAATTGTTTTATTTATTTATGGAACAACGTTTACCCATAAGGCAAACTTTTCAATTGAATCAAAGTTTTGTGGAATAATTTATTTATCTTCTGATACAAAACTGTTTTTTCTGAAATCTTCTCCACTTAGTTTTGGAACATGTAAATAATTACATTGCGCTACTATTGGATAAGAGTTCAGGTAAAATGTTACTTGAAGACATAACCATGGGTCATCAGTATTTTTTAAATTCTTTACTGATAACTACACCATATGTATATTTTCTTTAATCCAAAACCTAATACGATTTGGATTTTTATTGTCAAGTGAATGCATGGTTAAATATTTTTTTTGTTTAAAAATAAGACGTTTACCCGCGACGTCTCAGGACAATCTTACCCATTCTTATAGAATGTCATGTCGGCTACAGTTACAAGATTAGCCCTATTATTTAACTAAATCATTTCATCATCGAAACGATCATCATCTTCATCAGAATGATGACTTTCATGAAATTCATTAGCCATGTCACCATAAAGTTTTATTTCAACTTTATGTTTTTTTTGTGCAACTCTTTGATTATTATTTCTAATAATCATTTTAAGAGTATTTCTAAGGTGGTTAATATCCATATCATCTACAGATATTAACTCACCGTTTCGCATTTTCCAAAATACTTGATCAGACATATTTCTTTTAAAAAAATCTTTCAGCTTTTTTTTAACAATTTTTTCCATGGTTTAGAAATTTATTTGATTAACAATTATGACTACTATTTTACGCATAGTTGCGACAAGATATTGGTTATTTTCTTGTGAATCTTAAACTTACGAGTAAAGTTTCATTTTATAAACCATACCAAGATTAAAATAGGATGTCTATTTTATCTAGGTTATCAACTTGTGATATAAAGGTTGCATTCTCGTTTTAAAAAGATTTATTTAAATCTTATGTGATGGAATCGTGTCCCCATCTACTCAGTATTTTATGACTTACCATAAGATTTATACAGATTACGGCTGTATCACGGCATGATTTTTAAGTCCGCACTATAGTCTTTACCTTCATTCTTGGTCAAAATAGACCGTAAATTACCAGTTAAGATTAGCCCCACATGCTTGTAGGAATTGCTATTGATGAATGTTTTTACTCCTCCCCAGTTCCAACGCGTTTGGTGTTCCTTACTGGATGACTCTGCAGTTTGTCTGAGGAGGAGCTTTCTTTTCGATTTCTTTATATCCTAACCCGAACATTAAATATGCTCGGGTATCACATTACTTCATACCATCATCGATCACTTTTGTTATCACCCAACGGCAATTTGCATTGCCGTTTACCATGTTATTCCCATCCCATTTGTTTATAACAAAGGTTGAGAATACTGTGTCACCAACTTCGTGACCATCGAGGCCACTGTATTTTATTTTGGTGATTCCCTTATTAAGAGAATCAACTCCTACCATTTTATAGGTAGAGTTGTGTGCTGACATTCCCTCTTCGCAAGAAGTAGATACCATTGTCAGCATTACAAGCAGAATGGCAACAATGAGTTGCCCGTACGTTTTTTTCATGTTGTTGTGAGTTTAGAGATGAATAATTTTTTGCCTTAACATTATATAATGTCAAGGCTTTTATTATTACGTAAAAAATAGATTGGGTAGATACGTTTAAGTATGTTTACCCAATCTACTTTATAATCCTGTATCCCAGCTAAATACCATTGCCAGGAGTGACAACAAAAGCAACAGACTAAGAGCCATTTTGGCTAACATCTGTAAAAATTTATTTTCTTTCATGATTTTGTTTTTAAAGAATGTACATTATTCACTACAACGCCACATAGCCCCTGTTAAGGAGCGTTTGCTTGGCGTCATCGCCAGAGTCCGTCAACTTCAACCGGGTTTCCCCGCCTGCATTTACCGTTTCAACAACCGACCAGTTACGGTCGATGTTCTTGCCAATCTCGGCGCGCTCAGACGCCTTGATTGACAAATACACGTTCTCCGCCTCTTCCGGGTTGGAAGAGTTAAGAAACGTGCAGAAGAGATAGCCCGCCGCATTTTTGCGGATTGGGCTCACGAGGTCGTAACCCTTCGTGGACATGTAGTCCTTGATGGGTGTCTTAACAAAACTATTTTCCATTGAACAAAAGTTTATTGTTTTTTGAATGAAAAAATCCTGTTATTATTACAACAACAGGGGGAAAACAAAAGTATCAAATAAAATTTCAACATGAGTTTTTTGAGTTTAAAAACTCCCCCCAGTATCTATATACTAGAGGGAGACTCTCATTCTAAACTCTTCTGCTATAATACTTGGAGTCGAACCAAGACTTTTAAAATCAGTATAAAACTAATTTTAACGTGCATCCAAAAGCTAGCGAGCGTAGATTACACCATATTATGTACCACCTCCATCTAGTGAAGACTGGAAAACCGTTTCCCTCGGAGGAGGCGAATGGGGAATTGAGTACTACCTGGCCGGCTGCTTTATAGCCGAATGGGTAGGCAAAAAAGAAAACATGAGTGAATTTTTATTGACTACTCTCGCCCTGCCAGCATAACTGGTTTTACTGCAGGTTGAATTTCGACCCTATTGAGTAGTCATATTCATAAATGTCCTATTTCTATGTACTGCTACATAGTTTACACTTATATTACATAAACTCTGTTGTTATGTAATACTCTTCAATAGGCTGAAGCTAGTGTAGTTGTAATTACAACTAATGGAATTAAAGTTAATTGTAATAGCTGTATTTCTGGAACAGCATATTTACACAGTTATATTACAATTAATAACACTTTTTGATAAACCAGAAGTGTAACTGGTATTCCTTCAATCTATGATAACAATCTGTAGCTTTTTAGCTACAAATGTATTAGCAGCTTCATTAGTCCAGCAATCGGGCCAATGACCCGCAACTTCCGCAACAGACGGAAGGAAAAAAGCTTTCAGATACGGATTCCAATGCCGTTTCGCTTGCTGAGAAGCTAAAACGGATAAGGCAATAGACAATTGACCCTCCCAAACCCTTCGGGAAGAACTGTCAAGGCCCAGCAACATACCCACATGTTCGTGAGTAAGTGGCGCAGTGATCCTGTACTGGTACTTTTCCCCATTGGGGTATGTACCAATTGAAACAGGCCCAAAAGGCATACTCTCAAACATAAAAGATTGAGACGTCTCGAGGGTTTGGCCCCAAGATGTTGTCTCAATCTCTGCTTGAGACAGCCACCCCCGACCAGCATCGACCATAGGATAACCCATGTCGACAACTGAGAAAAGGGATGGACAAACCAATCCCAGAGTACACACTTCAGTGTACATGCCAAACTTAGAATGGATGACAGACTGAGGCGTTACGAGCATATGCTCACCACTCAGAGCAACAACAACAAAATGGTTTTCCATGAACCAATAGTCTTTCATTTATATACCGCTAATGGACAAGAGCGGTGGGTTGAAGAAAGTTAGAAGAGAATGAAAAATAACGCCAGGGGACCTTCCCCAGCTATAATTTAGTGGGGGGTGGGGTCTGGGATACCCAAACACCTATAATCCTCACAAAAAATAGGGGGGGGGAGTCAACTTAAAAAAAAGACTCCGGGGGGCATCTTTTTATATAAAATACAAAAACTAAATTTATAAAAAAATATTTAAATTTTCTTTTTGCGTTATCCGTTATAAAATAAGGTTTTTTTTCAAAACCACTATTATCGGTTCTTCAAGTTATTTTTTTTTACTTATCTTTGTACCGCAATTTGATCTCATAAATCAAATCATCCGGTTGCAACTCATAACCATGAGAGAACAGGGCCTGGATCAGACGGTGGGTAGTAGGGATAGACTTGAAATAATAGTCAACATAATTCCGAGGTGTCCCCGCCAATTGCAAAAATGCTTAAAGTATATAAGCTTGTAGTTGAGATGAATTAGAGGGTGAGCCGAAGTTAGTAGGCTTGGTTCCAGAATCACCAATAACCGAAAAGGTATAAAGACTGGTAATTCATCGAGGTTTGTAAATGCACTGGCTACAAGGAAAACTTTAAGTAAGATGTCAGTTACGTGAAGAACGTATATTGATTCTCCGGTTAAGACAATTAACGGGCATAGGGAGAGGTATATCTAAAATACAATATAGTTTAATATGAATGAAATTTTACATCGAATAAGTTTAATTCGTAACAGTCATCCAGCAATGGTAGATATATTTACTAAAGGTAGTTGTTATAATATGTTTACTATATTGCATTCATTATATCCAAATGCTATAGCTTATTATGATGGTGATCATGTAGTTACTAAAATAGGTAATAGATTATATGATATAAATGGAATAGTTCGAAATAAAAATAATTACATACCTTTGCGTGACAAATCATCAATCTCTAAATTACAACGTAGCATGAAATTAAAATTTACAGGTTTAGGAGAAAATCCTATAATAGTAGAGTGGGAAAAAGGAAAAGGTTTTTCTTTATATGATCCTCATAAAAAAGAAGAACCTGAAAAAGAAGATTTAAATAAAAATAAAGACAATGGAACTGAACCTACTGAACAAGAAACTAAACGTTGATGTTGATACATATCATGAACGTACAGAAAAAGACTTTTGGAAGTTATACTGTTATTTATTAAATGTAAGAAATCCAATATTATCGGATAAAGATTGTGACATATTAAGTGTTATTTTAAGTATGGAAGATAATGAGTTATCTATACTTGAAAAAGAAAATGGTAAATTATTAGAGCAATCTACAAATACACCGTTATCTAATTTATATTCTAAATGTAAGCAGTTAAGTGAAAAAGGTTTCTTAGTAAAAGAAGATAAAGGTTATTATTTGAATCCTGCTTTTAAATCATTTCAAAAGTATGTAAGATCAGGAAAAAAAGTTAAATTTGTAATACCAATAAAAATTATAGAAAATGGGATTATCAATTCTTGATGTTATACTTGATATGCAATTAAAGTTTTATGAAAAGTATAATACAGCTGTTAGTTTATTATTTATAAATTTGGAACATTATAGATTTTTAACCAGAGAATTAGAAACTCCAGATTTAGATAATTTGCATGGTATGAAAATCATCATTACTAAAAAAACTAAAATAGAAATGTTATGAATCCTGATATTATACAAAAACTTGCCAAAAAACATGATTTACCTGAAGAACAAATTAAGATTATAATTCAATCATTTTATGACGGGTTAAGATATTATTTATCAAATCCTCTAGAAGCTAAAGGAGGAGTTATTATTCACAACTTTATTACGTTTTACATTAATTTTAAAAGATTGTTGGGAAGTATTCATAATACTACGTATGAATCAAAATATGTTGGAACAGAAAAAAATATTGAATATCTTAAATTTTTAAATCAATTAAAAACTAACACCTACAAATATGCAAGACAAACCAAAGGCAAAAACAAGTATGAAAGATTTGTTAAATGAACATCGCGCTCAAGACGGTAATATTAAAAGTCAACAAATCGATATGAGTAATAACTCAATTAAAGATGAGATTATGACTCAAGAACAGTTAGAATCTGTTTTTAAATATAATGAAAATGTTACTAAATTAGATGAGTTGTATACATCTGTACGACCTTTAAATAAAGTATTAGTACGAGTATTTTTACTTGAACCATCAAAGACTGATAATGGATTGTTAATTCCTCATAAACAAGTATTACCAGTACCTACTAATAGTGGTGTAGGATCATTAATGGAAATGGAATCTCCATATCCTTATTCTAATAAAGCAGTTGTAGTATCTACACCTCAGATGGTTAGTGTAAAACCAGGTAATATTGTACAACTTGAATCTGCTCCTGTACGAGTAGCTGGAGCTGGACATAATGCTTCAATTGTTGTACCTTATGGTTACATGCATCCTGATGCTAATTCGGTAATTATATCTACCGATCCTTCTAACAGGCATTATGGATATCTTCTCGTTCCCAGTCATGAAATAATGGTTGTACTCAATGCTTAATCATTACATACCAACAGTAGACGAATTACATGTAGGATTTGAGTGTAAAATTAAAGAAGGTGATAACTATGTTCCATATGTAATTACACCACATACTAATTTAAACGTACCCATGTCTGATTTTAAAGTAAAATGGTTAGATAAACAAGATATTATAGATTTAGGGTTTACTTTAAAAAAAGATTTTGATGAGTTTTGTAAGTTTTACATTAATGTTCCTCATTCAGAACCTTTGTATTATACACTTGAATTTGAACATGTTGGCCCAAATGTATATATTACATTGTATGATAATTTTAATAAAACATTGATTGAAAAGTTATGGATTCGTAACAAAAATGAAATTAAATGGATTTTAAATCGTTATGGGATTCTTACAAAAAACAGTACAACAGACAATTAGTAAAGGTTCTACGTTTAGACATACTTTTACGCATGATAATGATAAAAAGATTATTCGTATAAACCCACTGTGTAGTTGTGTTAAATATACAGTAAATATGCCAAATATTACATTTTGGTATAAAGCAAATAAAACAACAACCAAAATTGTAGTAATAACTTACGATGATGAATCGAGTGATTTTTTACAATTACAAACAATTATAAAATGAAATTAAATAAATACTTTGAAATTGAAGAATTTGTACCTCCTCAAATATTTAAACAATATGGTCAAAAATCTTTGTGGTTTATCGATCCTAAAATTATTGATATTGCTACTGCTTATCGTGAATTTTTTGAAGTACCTGTAAAGATTAATAATTGGCATAATGGAGGACCCTATTCTTATCGTGGTTACAGACCTCCTCGTGTTAATATTGGAAGTGAATATTCACAACATAAATTTGGTCGAGCATTTGACTGTAATATTGGTACAATGAATGCTAAACAAATGTTTGATGAAGTTATTAAAAATCAAGAACATTTTAAAAAATTTGGTTTAACAACTTTAGAAAATTACAAATTTACTGATGGATGGTTGCATTCAGATTGTCGTGTTACAAATATAGATAAACTTTTAATTGTAGATCCTCTATAATGAATACATTTATCAATATAAAAAAAGATTTAAAACCTGATGTTAATTTTTGGGAATTAAATCCTCATTTGCGATTTGTCAGTCCTTTTGCAAGTTTATATGATAAAGATACTACAAAAAATAAAGATCAATCTTCTAAAGATATGTGGTGTATATTCTTTTTATCAGAACCAGATGAAGATATAAACTTGTATTATAGGTTAACTTACAGTGAAATTTTAAATGTTTGTAAGAACTTTAATTCTGATTTTAATATTGAAGATGAACTTATTTTACAATGCTTGCAAGAATATCCTGAAACGTGTTTAACTGTTATACAAAGATTATTAAAAACTACAAAAGATTTATTTAAAAAACGTAATCAATTTTTAAAAGAAGCTGATTACAATTTTGAAACAATGACTGCTATTGATAATGCTATTGCTAAAACACCTAAAATGGAAGAAGACTTTGATAAAATAGTACAAAAATATGCTGAAGAAAAGAATAAAGAAATTCAATTATATGGTGGTAGAAAGTTAACTGCACGAGAAAAGAAAACAATTAAAGCTGATATATCTGATGATACAGAACTTAGATCTATTGAAAAAGGATTTGATCAAAATTGAAAATATAGATACATGGAAAGTAAAAATTCCTAAACTTCATCCTGATAATGAAAAATTTAGTAAAATATGGTCATTATATACAAAACATTGTATAGAAGGATTATGGGGATTTGATTCAGGAGGTTGGCGTTTTATGCCAGGAACTTTATTTTTTTATGGTAATTTCTTTTCAATTCTTGACATAGATAAAAAACAAAAAGTTCGCCGATACGTAAGACCTGACATTCGAGATATAGATTGGATGTTACATTATGCTTATCTTGAATGTCAAGGTTTTTCGGGTTGGAGAGATGATGATGAATATACATCTAATTATGATGTATTAAAATGTCAAAGTATAGCAGATACAAATAATCCAAATTTAGTAAGTTCTAAAGGTAAACTTAAAACTTTTATAGCACCTAGAGAAAATATTAAAAAGTTACATGATAAAGTTAAAGGTCCTCCTTTATATGAAAATCCAGCTAAAAATCTTTTAGTATTTGGATCACGTGGCGGAGGTAAATCATTTACTTTTTCTGGTATATCTGGACACCATGTAACATTTGATGGATTAAAGTATTTTACACAAGAAGATTTTGATAATCCTCCTACTATTGAAGTATGTGTAGGTTCCGGTAATACTGATAAATCATCTGAATTTTGTACTAAAATTGAAGAAGGTTTAAAAGCATTTGGAACAGATAATGATTTAGGGGTATGGGGTAAAGCTGATAGAGGTGATGATGATTATACTCCCAACCCTTTTTATCGAGATTGGGAAGGTTCTATTGGAGTAGGCAATAAAAAGAATCCGTTTAGATATGAATATTCAGCTAAAATAAATAATCGATGGATTCATGGTTTAGGTACTAAAACTAAACTTATACATGTAAACTATTCTGATAAAAAACAAGGTGGTGAAGCAGCTGCAGCAGGTGGACGTTATGTTTTAATATTATATGAAGAAATTGGTTTAATGTCTAATATTGTTGATGCTTGGTTTTCTAATGTGGGTACTGTAACAGATCCTAATGGTAATCAATTTGGAGTACAAGTTGGTATTGGTACATCAGGTAATATTGAATTAGTACAGCAATCAAAAAAGATTTTTAATAATCCTAGAGATTATAATTGTTTAGCTTATAATGATATTTGGGAAAATAATGGTGAAATAGGTTTTTTCTTATCTGCTTATTTAACTAACTCTCAATTTAAAGATAAAAATGGAAATACTGATGTAGAAAAAGCTTTACAATTTTATATGGACAGGCGTATTGAAGCTGGTAAATCAACTGATCCTGAAGCATTACGTAATGAAAAAATGAATTATCCGTTGATACCATCTGATATGTGGCATTCATCTAAAGGACATCACTTTCCAGTAATGGAATTAATGGATAGAGAAAAAGAACTTGTAAAATTTGGTAAATATAGAACTATTGGTCAACCTGTAAATTTACTTTGGGATTCTACTAGACAATATGGTGTAAAATCAGAACCTGATTTAAATGCTGAACCTTTTTATGAGTTTCCTTATAATCACACAAATACTAAATTAGATGGTTCTATTTTAATATATCAAGAACCTGAATTAGTAAATGGCGAAATACCTCCAGATATGTATTTCTTTGTATTAGATCCTTATGTTGCAGATGATGTTGATGAAGGCGGATCGTTAGGTGCTTTTTATGGTTTTATTAACCCTAAATATGGAGCGCCTTATAATGGAGGAAGTATGGTATGTTCTTACGTTGGTAAACACCCTAAAGGACGTGATGGTTATTATGAAAATATTGAAAAGATTATTGCATATTATGGTAATAATAATAGAAGTTTATGGTATGAAGCAAACCGAGGTGATTCTGTAAGAGGTTATTTTTTAAGACGTAACAAGTTAAATTTATTAGCGTTAAGTCCTACTAGAGAAAAAGGTAGTTCGGCCTACGAAAAGAAAGTATTAAGTTATGGTATTATGCTAAACGGTATAGAACAAAAACTTGAAATGATTGGTGATGCTTCAGATTATTTAATGCAACAAGTGATTTATAATAATAAAGAAATACGATTTGTTGAAACATTACCTGATATATTTTTAATACGTCAAATGTTAGCATTTGAGTTAAAAAAACATAAAAACTTTGATGCTGTTTCTGCTTTTATTATGGCACCTTTTGTAATGAAAGAATTAAGACACTTACAAATCAGAGAAGAAGAAAAGAAACATAGACATAATCCTCTAGCGGCATTATCTATGAATCCTAATATCTTTAGACCTGATGATATACAACAAAAAATAAAACGTTTTCATGAACAATATACAACCTACAACGAAAATAATCAATGATGACTTACAATTTATCATTGATGGTATAAAACTAGCTTCTGATGTAGTTATATCTACAATGGGAGGTTCAGGTAAAAATATTATTCTTAGTAATAATAAAGATTTAAACTTTACTAAAGATGGTGTATCAGTAGCTAAAGCTATTTCGCTACCCGATCCTCAAAACAATATTGGAGCTAAATTACTTATTAACGCAGCTAATAAAACTGTAGAACAATGTGGTGATGGTACTACATCTACTATTTTATTCGTACGTTCTTTAATTGATTCTATTTATATTCAAGATATTACAGATGTTAATAAATTTATTGAAGATCTTGATGATTTTGTAGAAAAATTTAAAACTATTATTACACAACAATCTAAACCTGTAGATAATATTGATGATATTTACAAGATTGCACTTACATCTAGTAAATCACCAAAGATTGCAGCTTTAATTAAAGATATTTATTCTAAAACTGGTTTTAAAGCAAATATTTCATTAGAAGAATCTAAAGTATCTGATAAAACGTATTATGATTTAATTGAAGGTTTAAATTTTGAATCTGGTATGGTTAATACACGATTTGCAAATCAAGAAAATGGTAATTGTACTCTTGAAAGTGCTACGTTAATTCTTGAAGAAGAACTTGTATCATCACCTCAATCTTATGAAAAGATTTTAGGATACTGTTTAGAAAATGATAATGCTATTGTAATTATGGCGCCTATGTTTTCAGATGCATTTGTTCGATTTGCACTAACTAATAAAATGCAAAATGGGTTAAAAATATGTTTAGTTAAAACTCCTGGGTATGGTAATTACAGTAAAGAAAATTATAAAGATATAATGTCATTTGCTAATGATGATGGTACAGTAAATAAAATTGTAATTTCTCAACATGATTTTACAATTTATAATAAACCTGAACTTACTAAACTTAATCGTCGTTTAAATCAATTACAAAAACTTGCTGATAATAGTACTGAAATTTATGATATTGAAGATTATACAAATCGAATTCATAGGTTAAATCAAACTGGTGCTATTATTTATGTTGGCGGAGTTACTGAAAAAAATCTAAAAGAAGAATATGATCGAATTGAAGATGCTATTGGTGCAGTGTCAGTAGCTATTAAGAATGGTTATGTTCGAGGAGCTGGTGTTGAACTAGTGCAAATTATACCTTTGTTTAAAGATAGTCCTATTTTTAAATTAATTAAAGACGTCCTGTATAAACCCTACAGTCAGATTTTAAAAAATGCTAATATTACAAGAACTTTAAAGACAGATATTCCGTACAATGTACGATCTAAATCCTACGATGAAAACATTATTGATCCGTCAAGTGTAGTTATTAGTTCCTTGACAAATGCAGTATCATTATTTAAACTTTTGATTAACACTTCGTATGTTGTACATAACGAGTAATAAATTTTAAAATGGCTAAACTACAAAAAAAGAATCCAGTTTTTACTTTAAAAGTTTCTGAAAAAGAAAAATATTCTGATGATTGTGATTGGTTTAAACGTTACATGAATTATGTAATACCATTGCAAACAGCAGTTGTTGAAGATTATGATATGATGAAAATGTCATATGAAGTTGCAAATAATAATTTAAGTGGTTTTAAAGATAAAGTAAAAGCTTTTTGTAATCCACTTGGAGAAGATATAGGACAAATTGAAGAAGAGCTTGTACCTTATCCTGAATTACATAATAAAGTAAATGCTCTTAAAGGTGAAATGCTAAAGCGTAGCGATGATTTTAAAATCGTGTTATTAACAGCTAAAGCAATTCAAGATAAAAATGAAGCATTGTTTAATGCTATTAAAGCATCTGTAGATGAGAAATTGGGTATTCAAATGGAATCTCAAAAAGCTCAAATGCAAGGTATGTCTAAAGAACAAGTTGATGAATATGTTAAATCATTACGTACACAATTAGAACCAGCAGATTTAGCTGTAAAAACATGGCAATCTGAAATTGAAATATTTTATTCTAAGGCATTAAATTATTTAATGTACGATCAAGATATTAAAGCTAAAAAACTTGAAACAATTGAAGACGTTATTAAAGTAGACAGATGTTTTATTTATTCAGGTTGGAAACATGGAAAACCTGTTTTAGAGTTACGTAACCCATTATTTTCAATTTATCATAAATCTCCAAATGAAAGGTTTATTCATAAGGGTGATTATTTTTGTTATAGACAAGCTATCACTCCTGCTGAAATTTTTAATAATTATGATCTAACTGATGAAGAACTTCAAAAGTTAGGTATTAATAATTATACAACTGCTGTTGCAGATAAACGTCATGCTGTAGGTAGTAAAACTGCTACATACGCATATGATAAGACTAATCAAGAATTATTAATGGCTGCAGATAAACAATTAGTACATGATAAAACTATTGGTATGCACCAGTCAAGAGCTCAATCATTAGCTCGTCAATCAGACTTAATTTGGGAAACTCATTTTGAGTTTAAAGCATTTAAAGAAGTAATATTTTTATCGTACATAGATGATTATAATAAAGAAGTTGTAACTGTATTACCATCATCATTTTCAGACAATATTCCTGATAGTGCTTATAGCGAAAAGTTTACTAATAGATATGGTGTACAAACTACACGTTTAGTATGGTTTGATACTGTAACTGGCACTGAATATAAAGCTGAAAAAATATGGATTCCTCGTAAATATGAAATTGTAAGGTTAGGTAATCTTGTATATCCTATTTGTAGAGAAGTTCCTAATCAACATACTAATATAGATGATCCATTTGGAACATTTGAGTTATCTACTAAAGGTGCTGTATTTAGTGCTCGTAATGCTAAATCAGTATCATTATTACAACGTGCTTTACCTTCTTATTTTCAATTGTTATATATCAAGCATATTGAAAATAGAGAATTATCTAGGTATTTAGGTTCTAATTTAGATATTGATGTAGATCAAATACCTGATGATTTAGGTAAAGATTTTATGGGTAATGATATTCGTGACAAGTTTTTAACATGGTATACATTCCTTAAAAAGACAGGTATTAACTTTTACTCAGGTTCTCAAACAAGTCTTGGAGGATTACCTCCAGCCACTCGTTCTCCTGGATCTAAAGGTAATTCATTTGATAATGCTATGAATATATTCAATCTTCAAAATCTTGCTGAAATATTAAAAAAAGAAATTGGTATGGCTATGGGAGTATCTCCTCAACGAGAAGCTTTATTTGATAGTAGATCAAATGTAGCAGATAATCAACAAGCTATTGCTCAATCATATAATATTACAGAACCTTATTTTTACATGCATAATGAAGTTTGGAAATATGCTATCAATGATTGGTTAATTAACTTTACAACTTATTGTAAAAATATATTTACCCAAAATCCTCAATTAAAAGAACATACTTTACATTATATTATGCCTAACGGTATGGAAGAACTTCTTAGAGTAACTCCTGATATGTTAGATCATAATAGTGTAGGATTATATCTTGGAGATTCTGGTAGAAGTCAGCGATATATCGATACTATGTTTAATTACGGTATGTCATTTGCTCAGAATGGTGGTCAAGGTATGACCGCTATCTCACAATTAATTATGGCGTTAACTAGTGGTGCGCCACCTGCAGAAATCCATAAATTAATAAGTATGGAAGAAGCTAAGCAACAACAACGTCAACAAGAAATGCAACAAAAACAACTTGAATCTCAAGAACGTCAAGTTAAAATGCAAGTTGAAGCTCGAGAAGATATCCAAGCTCATGAAATTGAAAAGATTCGAGTTAAAGCTGAAGAAGATCGTACTACAGATGTTATGACAGCATCTATTGGGGCAATGGCTTGGAATGAAGATAAAGATGTTGACAAGAATGGATTACCTGATGTATTAGATGTAGCAAATCATTATTTAGATCAATCTAAGTTCCAATTGGAACAGGCTAAATTTGAACATCAAAAAGAAGTTGATAAAGAAAAACTGACCATTGATAAAAAGAAGGCGTCGCAATCAAAAACAACTAAAAAATAATTTTGCAGTATTGATTATAAAATCATAAAAAATGTTATTATTACTATAATGGAAAAAACTAAACTTAAAATTAATCCTACATTTGCATGGAAAATTTAACAATCCCTGAATTTGAAGATATCGTAATTGAAGATATTTCTCAAGAAGATAAAAATAATACTACTAAAAAAGAACCTGAACAAGAGAAAGATCCTGATATAGCAGAAGATGTTATTATGTCAGATGATAAACAAGAAGATAATAAACAAGAATATGGTGAAAATGCAGATGCTGCAGCAGTAGCTATTTTTGAAGAACTTATTAATAAAGGTATTCTTGATGAATCTGATCGTGAATCTTTTGATGGTTCCTGGGAAAAGATTGAAGAGTCTTTGGATACATTACCACAACGAGTATTAAATGGTATTATTCAACAAGCTCCAGATCTCACTAAAAATGTTATTAGATTTGCGTTCGCTTCAGATAATATTACTAGAGATGATCTTGTTAATTTTTTAAATACTTATCTTGATGAAACTAAACCTGAAAATGTAGATATTTCTACAATGGATGATGCTCGAGATTATTTATATAAAGTATACGAAGAACGTGGTTTAAAACCAAAAGCAATTAATGCAGCACTTGACTCATTAGAAGATGAAGGTGATTTACTTGATGAAGCTAAGAAAGAACATGAAAAGTTTCAACAAGAAAAACAAAAAACACCTAAATCAGAAAAACTTATTAGTGATAAAGAAAATGAAAAGCTTCAACAAACTCAACAGCGCAATCAATTTATTGCATCAGTAAATGATGAACTTGAAGCTACTGGTTGGAAACCAACAAAAATTAATCAAATTCGACAAAACTTTACTAATATAAATCAAATATTACAAGATGTTTATAAAAATCCAAAATCTTTAGTTAAACTCGTAGATTTTCTTACTTATTATAATAATGGTGATATTGACTATAGTAAATTTATTAATTCAATTGAAACACCAAAAGCTAAAGAGTTTAAATCAAGATTTCAAGACATTGTAAATTCACCAACATTATCAACTAAATCTAATTTTAAAAACCCAAATTCAAAATCAGATGACGAAATTCCGATTATCTGATTAAACAAAATTTATCATGGAAAGAAAAACAGCATTACAAACTGTAGAACGTCACGCGTGGGGTGGTAGTTTCTTTGACTCCCTTACTCATGCCGCTATGTTTCGGCGTTATCAACCATTTAACTTTGGTGTACGTACTTCACAATTATTTTCTTCTAAACTTGGTAGCCATCTGATTAATAAGAAGTTTACGTACATGACTATTGCCAAGAAAAATGTTTATGTGCTTCCTGGAGGCACTGATGATTATCAATGGTATCTTATGGGAGATGCTGATGTAAACTTCCGTTTTACTGAAGTAATTACATCAAGCACTACTCCTGGTAAAGGAGGTCTTCCGTTTAAGATTGCTCTTGATCGTGATTGGCTGCATGAGCCGTCTATTATCAAACTGGAAGGTTCTGATCTTCCGTTGCTCCGTATTCTCGGACATCCTGTTCAACGTAGCACTAACTCTTGGGAGTATGAAGTTGAACTTCAAACTGGTGATCTGAATGCTTGGATTCCTTTGGAATACCTGCAACCAGGTCGTAGGGCTATGCGTGTATCCAGTCTTGTATCTGACGAACTGAATACTAAATATGCTCCAGATCAGTATGGTGAAATGTTCAAGCTTCAGTCTTGGGTATCTAACTATGCTAATAAAGCTGAATTTACTGACAAATTTATTCGTACTGAAATTGCTTGTAAATCTGAAGGTCGCCCAATGCCTGCTAGCATGGGTTACAGTGTAGGTGGTTCTAACTATAATGAAAGTGCAGTTAGTTCTGGTTATGTTTATCAACAGCAGTTCCAGTCTAATGACAAAACTGTTTATGAAAAAGGTGTATTCATTTCTAAAATTGAAGCTCGTCTTCTTGAGCGTACAGAAATGGATCGCGAAATGGCTATGGAATGGGGTCAACTGCAAAAAACAGTAGATCGTGATTCTGGTCGTACTATTAAAGCTGCTCCAGGTTGGAGGCAAATTGTAAAAGATGGTCACTATAAAGAGCATAATGGTACACTTACACTAAGTGAAATTTATGAATATCTTTCTCAGATTTTCATCACTCGTAAGTCATTTGCTGATCGTCATATTGTAATTGCTTCTGGTGAAGCTGGTATTGAATTTCTTAGCCGACTGATTGCTCAAGAGGCTTCTCAATTCCAATACATTGATACACTGTTTGCTTCTAAGCGTTCCGATCCTAAAGGATACCATGAAAACGAACTTGAGTTTGGTGCTCAGTTTACCAAAATCAAAATGATGAATGGTGTAATTGTTGAGATTGTACATGATCCTATCAAAGATGATCGTAAACTGTTCCCTGAACTGGCTCCAGGTACTAATCGTACTATTGAGTCTTATGCTATGGACATTTTTGACTTTGGTACATCTGAGCAAAAAGCTAATGATGCTGCCCGTGATGAAAATATCACTATGGTAATGCAAGATGGTGTTGAATCTTATTACAGCGTTTCTAACGTTTATAACTTTGAAACAGGTGCTGTTAAAGATGGTTCTAATGCTTACTCTAACAATAAAGAACTTGGTATTTACCGCGAAATGAGCGGAAGTCTGTGCGTATGGGATGTCACCCGTGTTGGTCGCATCGCTTTTGTCCCGACTGTTTAATTTGATGGCTTTGACCGTTGAGCCGACAATCAACGGTCACTTTTTTTAAACCTACATAAATAGCAAGAAAAGCTAAAGACATGAAAAGTCAAGAAATAACTACAATTTTTGTTAATCCAGTACCTCGTATTTCAGCTCAAGGTCGCCATAAACAAGTGTACACTGTACAAGCTAAAACTGGAGAATTTGTTCCTACTACAGGAATGAATAAAAATAAAGAATTTGGTGTGCCATCTGAATATTCTTTCAGGTTAAATCTTACTACTAATAAACTTATTACTGGTTTAGATCGTATGATTGAAAATCCTTTTAAAGATTCTAAACCTGAAGATATTATTGAAACATATGGTTTATCACAAGATTGGTTAAAACATTTAGAATCTATTGTAAAACAAAGTCAAATTAAGTTGCAGACTAAGTATGAAATTATGGATAATGTTGGTTATAATTTCTATACTGATGAAGTAACTGGTACAATGTTTAGTTCTAATTGGAAACAAAGTCTTAATAAAGAACGTAACTTTTTAGAAACATTTAAAATTGTATTGTACGATAGTCCTAATAGATTTACCGATGAAACACCTCGTGGAAGAATTGCTATTCAACTTATTAAAATGCATCATAAAATTGCTAAAGTTAAAAACGAAGTAAACGCTTCTGTGCATGACTGGTATATTTCTGAAGAGAATGAGGCTCAAATGGAAAAACAAAAACGTAGAGATATTATTGAAGATGCCATTGGTAAGTGGTATACTATGAAAACTAACAGTACACCATATAATATATATATGTTAGGTACACTGTTAACAAATCATGATGGTACACCAATTGTTAAAGGTAAACTTCGAGATAGTACAGTAAAAGAAAATATATCTGACTATCTGCATGAACAATCTACATATCAGTTAGAAAATATTGAGAAGTTTTCAAAACTGTATGATATGATGACATCTAAAGAAAATCGTGAACGTGTAAAGATTATGTATCTTGTAGGTCAAGCGATTAATACAGATGTTATCACTGTAAGAGATGGTTTCTATATCTGGCATTCTAAAATTAGTCAACCTAATATGTATAAACATACTACTTATGATGCTTTGGTAAGTAACCTTCAACGTGAATATAATATATTCAATTCTAAAGATAAAGAAGTTACCAATTGGTATAAAGATCTTTATGAAGAATTGAGTACTAAAAATGTTTGGTTAGAATAACATGGATATTAAACGAATGCATTCCGAGGTCAAACTTCGGTTTAACAAATTAAATTCAAATCATAAAACAGATTTGCCTACAGCATTTATTGACGATTTTTTAAACGATGCTCAGAATGAATTCGTTGAAATATGTTATTCTGCAAATGCTGCCAAACGTTTTAAACTTGGATTTGAATTTACTCAACAACGTATGGATATGTTATCTTCTTTAGTTATTCCTGAAGAAGATGCGTCATTAACTTTAATTAAACCTAATATTTATAGGATAAATCTTGACAACTTAGTTCATAAATATCGAAACTTTGTATCAGGTTATATTAATTCTAATTGTGGTAAAATTGATTTAAACATTATTAGACATAATGATTTAGAAGGTATGTTATTAAATGAAAATACTAAACCTTCTAAAGTATGGAAACGATGTTTAGCTACTATGACAGGTAATACTTCTGTAGCTGGAAATCAATCAATACTTGTATATACAGGTGGTCAATTTACACCAACTAATGCTACACTTACTTATTTAAAAGAACCTCGAAAAATGTTTTATAGTGGGTATAATAGTTTAGAATATATTAATGGTGATTTAACTGCGCCATCTGCAACAACACCATCTATTAATTGTGAATTACCTGATACTGGAAGTGCTCACACTATTATTGTAGATATTGCTGTACAACTTATAGCAAGATCTATAGAAGATTTATCTAAAATTCAAATTGCTGAAGATAAAATTACAAGAACAATTTAATTATGTCAAAAAGAACTAACAAACTTTCTATCCCTGTTATCATGAATGTAACAGGTGATCAAACGCTTGCAACTGGTACTCTTACCACTGCTACAAGCGCTCTTAATGTAGCCAATGGTCAACTTGGAGTCCTGTCTTGGGATTATAGCGGCACAAAACCACTTGGTACATTTATTGCTTCTACTGATGATGCTACTGAAGTACGAGCAATTAAACTTATTACAGGTACACCTGCTTCAGCTAATACTCAGCTTGCTGATGTATGGGAAGTTGGTGATAAAGGTTATCTTGAGTCTGGCGTTATTCGTGCCGACAAAATTCGCAGTGTAGCTATTCGTAAAGCTCGTTATGGTCGTTACGGTGGTTTTGTTGCCACTGGTTTTGATGTACCATCTGATGATGTAGAATACAAAGCATATATTCGTTTGCTGTCTGTACGTAATGATCGTACTTTTGGAGCAAACGATGATGTATTGTCTGTTGTAGTTCCTGCTCAAGATTTTACTACACTTGGTACAGTTGCACCCAAAGATTATGTATTAAAAAATGTAGTAACTGAAATTAACAGTTACAGCAAACTGATTCGTGGAAGTCGTGAAGTAGTTGCGTTTGGTGTTAAAATTGCTGGCGGTACTGGTACTACAATTGGTACTATTGCTCCAGGAACTTCTGTACCATTTCAAACTATTAACGGTACTACTTATTCTATTACTGCTGATGAAGCATTTGTAACTGCTCTTGCTAAACTGAATGCTGATAGTGCTACACTTACAGGAACATCTTCTATTGTTAACGTTAATTCTGCTACTGCTGGTACAGTTGCCGATGTAGACGCTATCATTGTACTTGGTCTTCCAGCTAAGCGTGCAGCTTATTATGACAATATTGAACAAACTCAAACTAGTGCTGAAGTTAGTTTTGGAGGTGGATTTGCTGATGTAGATTCTCCTAAACCTACAGTAACTAAAATGTGGGCTGAAGAATCAATTAATACTGGTGTTAAACTGCGTATTCAGTCTCGTGATCGTTATTTGCTGACAGTACATACCAAACAAAATCATCCGCATGGTGAATGGTTTGCAGAAGGTAAAGATTATATCAATGAGTCTAAACTGTACACTACATTAAGCATTGATTACTACGATACTGAAAATCCGTTAACTACAGAAGTAACATCTCCTAAAAATGTTACACTGTTGTTTCCATGTGAAAAACTGTCAACATTTACACCTACTGTAAATAACGTTACTACTGAAATTGCTGCTGGTAACGCACCTATTACAATGACTACAAGTAATGATGCCGGTACCGGTACAGCATCTGCTAATACAGTTACAGATGCTACTAACATTCTTGTTGCTTGGTTAAACTCTGCCAAAACTAATTATGGCGGTGTAGATTATATTGCCGATACTTCTTTGTAGGTGGAAGTTTCGTCTGTCTTAATTTTATTAACAAGGGTCTTGTTGGCTTGTGTCAGCAAGGCCCTTTTTTATTAGTTAACTTATGGGAATTTACGATAAATATAAAAAACTAATATTACCATTAACTACAGTTAAAACTCAAGTTACAACTGCTTTACCTGGTGTAATAGGTAAAACAGTTACAACTGGGTTAGGTAATGAAGGTATTGATTTGGCTATATGGATAAATGAAAAATTACAAGATGATACTATTACAATTCCAGGGTTAGCTGAATTAATACAATTGACAGGAATGCCAGAAGGATCTTCAACGTTAGGTTCTTTTAATGGTAATATTATTCCTGATAACTCAACTATTAAACAAGCATTGCAGATATTAGAAACTGCAGTAATGGGAGCTGGAGGAGGTTCTGGTTTAAATGGTATATACACTGGTAGCGGAGATATTGCTGCAAATGTAATAGCTAATGTTAATAGTTCATTTAGTATTAATACAGGTAATGATGAAACTGTAAAAATTGGCGATATTAATGGTGTAGTATCAAATGATTTTAATAGTATTAATGGTATAGGTTTAGAAATTAATACACAAGGTTATGTAAAATTAGGTAAAGTATTTAGTCAAACTGGATATGCTCCTAGTGTATCTATATCAAAAGATGAATTAGCTTTAACTCACGATTATAATAATTATATATTATATACTAGTACAGAATTTCCAGTACTAAAAACAGATAAAACTCAATTTACTATTTGGGGAGCTTATCCTAATTTTAAAGGTCTTGTATATAAAAATGATTACTCAAATAATTATGTTGACAGATCTCTTGTAGATAAAGCTTATGTAGATTTAAAAGCTCAAATAGTAGCCGATGGGGATAAAGGTGATATTACATTAAGTAATAACGGTAGTGTATGGATATTAAATAATAATTCAGTAACTTATAGTAAATTACAAAATGTAACATCATCTAAACTTTTAGGTAGATATGATGCTACAACAGGTACTGTTCAAGAAATATCTCTTGGCGCTGGATTAGCATTTGTAAATAATACTTTAATATCTACTGGAGGTAGTGGTGGTATATTACTTACTACAAACAACTCATCTGGCCCGGCTACTTTAAATAGTGGTACATTAAATATTCCTAATTATTCTTTAACAGGTTTGGGTGGTGTACCAACAACAAGAACTATTACAATTAATGGAGAATCTTATGATCTATCTCAAAATAGATCTTGGACCATTAACTCAATGATTTATCCTTCAGCAGGTATTCCAATATCTACTGGTACTGCTTGGGGAAGTTCAATTGTAAATAATTCTACCAATTGGAATACAGCATACTCTTGGGGTAATCATGCTACACAAGGCTACCTTACGAGCTTGAATTTAAATGGATTAACAGATGTTACAATAGGTACATTAAACAATGGTCAAATACTTCAATATAATTCTACTACATCTCAGTGGGAAAACGTAAGTATAACTATTGGATCAGGAGATATGCAGAAATCTGTATATGATACTGATAATGATGGTGTAGTAGATTATGCTGAAAGTATTCCCGTAGTAGTAAGAAACAACTCAAGTACTAATACATTATATAGAGGAACTATTGTATATTTAAGTGGTTCTACTGGTAATCGTCCTAATGCTTTTAAAGCACAAGCTAACTCAGAAGCAACTTCTTCTAAAACATTTGGTGTTGTTATAAATGATATAAATCCTAATAATGATGGTTTAGTTGCTGCTATGGGTAGCTTACATAATTTGGATACTAGAACAACTGCTACAAATCCATTTACTTCAGTTACTTTAGCAGATGGTGATAACCTTTGGTTAGATCCTAACACTGCTGGATATGTAACTAATGTAAAACCATCTGCACCTAATCACGTCGTATTTATAGGTGTAGTAGCAAGAACATCTCCTACTAATGGAAGTATTGTATATAAGATACAAAATGGTTATGAAATAGAAGAATTACATAATGTTAATATTATAGATCCTCTTACTAATAACCAAGTGTTAAGGTATAATTCTAGTAATAGTCTTTGGGAAAATAAAACTCTTAATTTCCAAGTACCACTTACACTTACTACTACTGGTACAAGTGGAGCAGCTACATTAGCTGGAGATGGTGTTTTAAATATACCTAATTACTCTACTGCACCTGGAGGTAATAATACTGAAGTTCAATTTAATAATAGTGGGGCGTTTGGAGGATCTTCTAAACTTACTTGGGATGGTACTAATTTAAAGTTATCAGATGTAATTCAATCAAGTCCTTCTATATCATTTAATTCTATAGAAGGAACTAATACAATTAATCAAACTACTGTTAAAATAAATAATATTACTTTCAATGATTCACCTAGTCAGTATCGATCATCATTAATATTTAATAGTTATAATAATGTTAATGGTTATGGCTCTACACCTTTAGCTATTAATACTGTTTATAACACTGGTTCAAATACTTTTGTAAGAAATGAAATTCTTTTAGACGGAACGGTTAGTATTACTAATATTCCTACATCAGTTTCTACAGCATCTGGATTAATAGGTATAACTACTGGTGACGGATTATTTAAAACTTCATTAGATGCATCTACATTATCTCTAAGTAACGCTGGTGTGTTATCTGGAGTTATAAAAACTTTAAATGATCTTACTGATGTAGTCGCACCTTCACCAACTACAAACCAATTTCTTAGGTATAATGGGACTAACTGGGTTAATCAAACATTAACTGATATTCAAATAAATACATCAAGTTTATTTAATATACGTCATCAAAATGCTAACCCAGCATTTGCTGTTAGTGATATTACTCAAGATGTATTTATAGGAAGTCCTTCAGGAGCTAATTATATTTACTTAAATAATTCTCAAAGTTTAACTGTTGCTCCTAATACTTATATTGGAGATTCTGCAACTCCTTCTGTAGATTCTAATGCTATTCTTACATTAGACAGTAACTCTAAAGGATTGCTATTACCTCGACTTACTACTACTCAAATTAATTCTAGTTTAGGATCTGCTACTGACGGTATGATGGTATATGATAGTACTACTATGTCATTTAAAGGTAGAGCTAATGGTGTATGGGGAGCGTTAGGTAGTGGAGGTGGTACTCCTGGTGGTTCTACTACGCAAATACAGTTTAATGATGACGGTTCGTTTGCAGGTAGTAATGGATTCACATACGACAAAACAGCGCTTACAAATACAGGTCAAGTTAACATCGGCGATCCGAGTTCGCCAACGGGCCGCTTTAACGTGAAGGGGGGCGGTACGCTAACGACTGTTAATACAAGGCTTACTAATTCGTCTAACGTAGAACTGTTTTCCGTATTGGATAACGGGACCACTTCAATCGGAAACCCTGCCGTTACCGCTAAATTAAACATTAAAGGCGACGGAGCGACATCGTCAACTACATCTCTATCAATCAAGGATTCAGGCAATAGTCAGTATCTATCGGCTGCCGATAATGGTACTATTGCACTGGGCAAATCCTTCACTATTTCATCTCCCACCACATATCGTGTATTTTCGGGAGGCCCTACAATTACAAACACTGTTTCTGGAGGCCTCTCTCAGGATGTTGGTTTTTTTGTCGGGGGTATGACTTACGCAGGTAGTGAGCCATTTTTTGGCGCTAGAGCTATGGCGTTTAATGCGAATAACAGGAATACATCAACAAGTAATCAAGTTTGGGGTGCATACTTTGTGGCTCAAAATGAAACAACTACTTCCCGCGCTTCTTCTTTGCGTGGCGTTGAGATATTAATGCTTAACAATTCAACCGGAGGAACGATTACAGATGCGCAAGGGTTGACGATTAAGCTTCCTACACACGCGGTCGGCTCTACCATCACGAACACGGTAGGATTATTAATTGATGATTTAACCCCAACCACCGCAGGCACACAAACGAATGTCTATTCTATTCAATCAACAGATGCACTTGCGAGAATGACGCACGCCGGAAACGCGTCATTTGGGACGTATACATCCTCCGCTCGCCTTCACGTTCAAGGCGAAAACAATTTATCTACATCAAGTGCATTATTAGTACAAAATAATGATACTATTCCAGCTAACTTGTTAGACGTTAGAAACGACGGGATGGTAAGTTCAACAGGCCACTTAAAGGTTTCAGGTACATCAGGGAGTTGGGTAATACAAGCTGAAGGTACAAGTAATTCAGGTGGCTTTAGAAGGATTGGTAATAATATTGAGGTGACGTCACTTAATACAATAACTAGCTTTGTTGGGCGTTATGGTTCATTAGATTTGCAAGGTTTTGCTGGTGGCAGCACTGGAAACGCAGCAGGGAGTTCGGTAACAATATCAAATACTTTTAATTTTAATGCTGATTCTGCAAATACAAAAGCATTAAGCATAACACCAACAATTAACCAAATAAGTACAGGTTCATTTACATTATTGCATTTAAATCCGACAATTAATACAACAGGCAGTAGTTTAAATTATTTATTATGGTCTCCTAATATTAAATTATTATATAATGGGGATGTTCTTATTGGAGCGACTACTTCCTCTGCCCGTCTTCACGTTCGAGGCGAAAACACCACCGCAGGCGTGGGCGCATTTTTGGTTCAAAATAGTACACCGGACGATATTTACAAAATCGAGAACAACGGCAAAATTACCTACTGGGCCACCAACACCGCCGCCGGTACGACTGCCCCACAGACCATAGACAAGCCGAGTGGTA